CGTGCCCGTGCCGGTCCTGCTAGGCGTCCTAGTAGCCGTGCCAGTACCCGTTGGAGTCTGTGTCGGTGTTCTAGTCTTCGTAGGAGTCTGAGTGGGCGTTTGCGTGCCCGTGCCGGTCCTGCTAGGCGTTCTAGTGGCCGTGCCAGTGGCTGTAGGAGTTTGTGAAGGTGTTCTAGTCTTCGTAGGAGTCTGAGTGGGCGTTTGCGTGCCCGTGCCGGTCCTGCTAGGTGTCCTAGTGGCCGTGCCAGTGGCTGTAGGAGTCTGTGTGGGTGTTCTAGTCTTCGTAGGAGTCTGAGTGGGCGTTTGCGTGCTTGTACCGGTTCTAGAAGGTGTCCTAGTAGCCGTGCCAGTGGCTGTAGGAGTCTGTGAAGGTGTCCTAGTCTTCGTAGGAGTCTGAGTGGGCGTTTGACTTGCCGTTGCAGTCCTGCTAGGTGTTCTTGATCCAGTTCCTGTAGATGTTCCTGTATTTGAAGGTGTTCTCGTCTTCGTAGCAGTGCCAGTAGGTGTTTGCGTGCCCGTACCAGTTCTAGAAGGCGTCCTAGTGGCTGTCCCAGTACTTGTTGGAGTTTGTGTGGGTGTCCTAGTCTTCGTAGGAGTCTGAGTGGGCGTTTGACTTGCCGTTGCAGTCCTGCTAGGCGTCCTAGTGGCTGTCCCAGTTCTCGTTGGAGTCTGTGAAGGCGTCCTAGTATTCGTAGCAGTGCCAGTAGGTGTTTGAGTGCCCGTGCCGGTCCTGCTAGGCGTCCTAGTAGCCGTGCCAGTGGCTGTAGGAGTCTGTGTCGGTGTTCTCGTCTTCGTAGCAGTGCCAGTAGGTGTTTGAGTGCCTGTGCCGGTCCTGCTAGGTGTCCTAGTAGCCGTGCCAGTACCCGTTGGAGTCTGTGTGGGTGTCCTAGTCTTCGTAGCAGTGCCAGTAGGCGTTTGACTTGCCGTTGCAGTCCTGCTAGGTGTCCTAGTAGCCGTGCCAGTACCCGTTGGAGTCTGTGTGGGTGTCCTAGTCTTCGTAGCAGTGCCAGTAGGTGTTTGAGTGCCCGTGCCGGTCCTGCTAGGCGTTCTAGTGGCTGTCCCAGTAGTGGTAGGAGTTTGTGAAGGTGTTCTCGTCTTCGTAGCAGTGCCAGTAGGCGTTTGACTTGCCGTTGCAGTCCTGCTAGGTGTCCTAGTAGCCGTGCCAGTAGCAGTAGGAGTCTGGGTCGGTGTTCTCGTCTTCGTAGCAGTGCCAGTAGGCGTTTGACTTGCCGTTGCAGTCCTGCTAGGTGTCCTAGTAGCCGTGCCAGTGGCTGTAGGAGTCTGTGAAGGTGTTCTCGTTTTCGTAGCAGTGCCAGTAGGTGTTTGAGTGCCTGTACCGGTCCTGCTAGGTGTCCTAGTAGCCGTGCCAGTACCCGTTGGAGTTTGGGTCGGGGTTCTTGTTTTTGTAGCAGTGCCAGTAGGCGTTTGACTTGCCGTTGCGGTCCTGCTAGGTGTTCTAGTGGCCGTGCCAGTAGCGGTAGGAGTCTGGGTCGGTGTTCTCGTCTTCGTAGCAGTGCCAGTAGGTGTTTGACTTGCCGTTGCGGTCCTGCTAGGCGTTCTTGATCCAGTCCCTGTAGAAGAAGGTGTCCTTGTTTTGGTCGGTGTCTGAGTGGGGGTTTGACTTGCCGTTGCGGTCCTGCTAGGCGTTCTTGTTTTGGTAGGTGTCTGCGTGGGTGTCAGCGTTTGAGTAGGCGTCGCTGTAGCCGCCAGCATTCGGGGACCATACGATACCACTGGCGAATAAGCCACCGGCGAATAAGCCACCGGCGAATAAGCCACCGACTCCGTCACCGATCCCGTAAAGATATTCAACGCTCCCATGATCAGAAAGGGTAAGAACCCCCATCTCATCTTAGTCTGGTCTTTGAATATCCCTTAGTCCTTAAACAGCGGAACTGCCATTCCCTTCGTGAAACGTAGCCAATTAACGCCGATCCCAAACACATGCACCTGCCAGCCACTGACATAGGTATTTCCTTGAACAGGCAAGGGAGCCAACATGGTGAGATCCAGCCGCATCTCAGCACGCGATGCATTTACGGTCCCCATCGGCTGCAGATCCTCTGGTTCCCAGCCTTCGGCCGCTCCAAATCGATAGCCATAGACCATACCCCCAAAGAGCCGCACACCCCCTCTATGATGCAGCGCATAGTCGGACCGCCACCACTGTTCGCTCTCATCGCGCCACGTCGCATTTCCCACCATGAGCCGCGCCGACTGCAGAATCGGCCGCTGGGTCGGCTCCACATCCAGAACCGCGACAAACGGCGGATAGAAGTCGTTCTCCAACAGAGCACCATAGTTCGTCCATTCATTGAACTGCCAGACACCCTTCCGCCGCAAAAAGAACACGATTTCCCGAATCGGGCCATTGAAATCGCGCAGAGGAAAATTCACTGTAAAGGGAATCGCCGAGGCCTGCGTGGTCGCCTCGGGTAGATCAAAGCACATATACTTGACCGGATCGTACAGAAGCTCCAGAGGAGACCGCAAGTAAGAGGACCGCAGCGGATCCTCCGTCTGGACGACCCCCACGAGCACGGTGGCGTCCTCAAAGGGCGGCACCGTCGTCGGCAGCGTGTAGGACCAGGGCACCGGCGTCGGCCCCGACTTGTCGAGCACCGTGATCGTGGCCCCCAGAGGCACTTCACAGGCCGAAGTCCGAGCGATACAGCGCCGCCGCACGACATCCGCAAACGGTCGCAGCGTAATATGCACGCGCACCTCCTGTTCGCCCATCGCGACCAGAGGGAAGGCTGTCTGAGGCCGACGCAAAAGGGCCAGCGGCAGCCAACAATAGATGTAGCCGTCCTCCGTGGGCTGCACCGTGGTCCATGGATCTCTGGTGGCGTCGCGCACGGTCGCCGCCGGCATCTGCGCGTAAATATCTGCATCCCACACCGGCGCCCGACCGCCATCCATCCAGGTTCGCGACCAGATGTCCATCCATTCCCCTGGCCACGATTCTACAACGGAGTCACCGATTTCGAATTCGACCAGCTGGATCGCCGCGGTGCCCAGCGACGTTGCCCACATCCACGTGGGATCGAGAGTAGGATCATCCACGGCATAGTCCCAGAGGCCGCTCTTGATTTTCGCCTCCAGATCGGCGCCCAACCAGGATCGCGGCTTCAGCCGCAGACACAGCCACTGTAGCAGATCACCCGAATCCTTCCGTGTCAGTGTCACGGTGATGCGGGACCCCCATGCCGCGTTGCCCTGGAAGCCGATTTCCGCGATTTCCGGTACCACGTTGTGATAATGCGGCCACTCCCGTCGGAAGATCGTATTGCCCGATGTGCCTGGATAAAACAAATCATCTTCGGGCCCGCGATCGACTAGATCGACGAGCCGTTTGATATGTGGAATGGTTTTATTGGTTTGATTGGTTTTATTGGTGGTTGCCATGAGCCCTCTGTTGGTTCCGACAGAAATCCTTTAGCCCTACGGCACAAAAAACGTTTTCTTCGTCGGTGTTATTGTTCCATTGTATTGGTCGATGCTGCTCACGGCCACGGTATTATCACCCGCCAGAAGTATATAGGGGCTTATATCGACATTGAATATGAAGGGCACGGAAGGAGGCGGATTCGTGACCGATTTTATAAAGATCGGCACGCCATTTAAATATATACCGTAATATCCAAACACGTTGCCCGTACCGGGCAGCGCACTAGAGGGCGCGGTCAGACCCGTTGTACTCGGATGGGCCGTCACGGTAATCGTCAGAGTATGGAAAAGGGCATCGAGCGAAATACTATAGGTCGGCGACAGCAGCGCCTTGTCATTGTTTAAATACGCACGTAGGCCCGTGAAACTGTAGCCGCTGATAAATCCATTGATGGCGTACGGCACGTACTGACTGGCGTATGCAAATGTCGGCGGAATGATGAGCGGCTGGTTCGCAGGCGGACCAAAGGCCATTGATGGAGGTGCCGGCGACGATGCCGACAGAAACCCGAGGTGGTTGAGAAATCGTGTGGCCTCTCCCACGCGACTGATATCCAGAAAGACCGCAAACCAGCCGGGCTCTTTAACTGTAATCCGCACGGTAGCCGAGGATTGTAGATATTGAATTAGCATATGATCGCTCAGTTTGGTCCCCTGGTTATTAATCGTGTTCTGCATATTCACACATAGATTGTTCAAACTATACTGCTTGACACCACTGTTCGCATTCGCATAATAGATAAAATCCCCGATACCTGGAATGGGCTGGCCGGTAACATCGATGAATCGGATAATCATGCCGCATATCGAATTAAAACACACCGTATAAATCGGAACATTGGCAATGTTGCCGCTGCTCCCGCCGCCCGGTTGTTCGCCTGATATGCCAATAAACATCTGCCGCGAATTGAAAATTCGAAGGAGATTATTGAGTGTGGAAATAACACTTGGCAGATCCGTGGGCAGCGTGATCGCCTGCGAACTGATATCGACATATTGATTGAGCACGGCCTGCGATATATTCTGATTGATCGTTAAATTGTCGTTCTGCCAGAGTAAGTTGCCGGCGTTGGCAAACAGATATGTATCCTGATCATTGGCCGATAGATCAAGAAGATCGACATAGGTGGTGGAGATGTAGCCCGTCAGATTCTGGTCCCCCGACATCAGAATATTGGCGTTGGTGACGGTGATATCGCCCGCTGACGTGATCGCATTCGCGGAGGAGTCGAGTGTAATAGTCTTCGCCGTGATATTGCCGAATGAATCGATTGTCAGATTATTGTTTTTGATGACAATTTCGTCGAGGTACAGCGATCGTGTAGGCGCCATGTGACCCCGGCTATCGTCAGCGGCCAAGACGGAACCGATGGGAGGAAAGGTATTGTCGGCGTTTTGGATGACGACCGACCGGGTTTTGATGCTGTGAAAGTCCTCTGTCCGTTTCACGCCTGACATCCTTCTGCTGTTCCCCTATTTTTTCGGGTCGGTGGTGAAACCAAGCTGAAGCGCGAGGCCGCTGGCCACTATGATGGCCGCGCCGAGCACCGAGACCCAGCCGGGTGTCTCTCCAAGAAAGACTACGCCGAACACGTAGCTGGCCAAGAGACCGGCATAGCTGAGAATGGCATAGGTGACCGTGGAAAGGCGCGGCACGGCAAAGAATCGCAACCAGTAGCCGCCAAAGAGCGTGACGGAGTGAAAGAGCGTGAGCCAGATCGCGTCCCACCAGGTGCCCGACTTGAGAATCCTGAAAGAGGAGAGAGACGCAGGTGGCTGGAACACCTCTTTGATGAGCGTGAAGCCGCCGAGCCAAACAGAGGCACTGGCATTGACAACAAGCACGGACTTGGCAGGATCGCGCCAGCCGAGAAGTTTGAGAAGAACAAACACCGCCGATTCTGAGACCGCCATGAGAACGGCCATGAACAGGCCCCAGGGAGAATTGACGGCCTTGCCGGTGGCGGGCGGAGACGTAATACCGGGATCGCTACTGAGTAAAAAGGAGCCGACCGTAGCGAGCCCCATGAGGCCGACCTGACTGGCCTGGATGGGTTCGTTACCGAAGAGACCCATGAAAAGGAGGTTCCATAGCGGATAGGTGTAGAGAATGCTGGTGGCCTGGCCGGCGGGCAGATGACGGAAGGATTCATAACTGGAGGCCACGTGAATCAGATTCATGGCGCCGAGAGCGATTGAGCTGGTGACCTCTGTAGATGCAATGGAGGGATCTGTGGCCAAAAAGTAACCGAGAACACTGGAGGACAGAACACGCGACCAGACCGCCGCGGTAGGATCTAGCGCGGATTGTTTGATGACGATAGGTGTAAGAGCCAACATGGATTCGGCACTGATCAACGCGGCTGCAGCGACTGACATCCCTACCTTCAGCAGCAGATAAACCATGGTTTGGCCACGGGTCTCGATAAAAGGGACCATTCCTGGATGGAGTACTGAGAGCCCATGGAGAGGTTGCACCGGCTGCAAATGGGCTTGAGATTGGCGATCTCCGTGGCACCGCCTTTCGACTCTGGAATATCATGACCGACATGAAAGTCATTTACGGTCATATTATTCTTGCACCAGGGGATGACACATTTGTGATCATATACGCGGCCGACGTGGGTGATCCAGACCTGTTCGCGCAGGGCCTTGGGGATCGTCGCTTTTTCGGTTTTTACCGCAGACACATTGGTTATTGTCTCACTCTTGACCATGTTACTTCTACGGGGGGGTCTCTTGAGTCCTGTCATCTTTATAATCCAGGGATCATCATGAGCGCAAACATGGCCAGAAAGAAGACGCCGGTGTGTAGCAGCATACCGGCGGGTGTCGCGGCGCCCATGGGGTGCGCCACCTCAAAGAGGGAGCCAAAGATCATCTGGGTGAATTTGTAGGTCTCGGGGTTGGCCACAATAAAGAAGACGAGGGCCGAAATGAAGGAGTATTTGGCCTTCAACAGATAATTGAGCATCTCTATTCGGGTAACAGGTTTAGCCAACAGTGCTGGTTCCTCAGTCAATAGAGCTGGTTCCTCAGTCAATAGAGCCTGCATAATAGGGGCGCAGCTGTGCCCATTTTCCCCGCGTCTCATCCATACGTCGCTTAAGATCGACTTCAGAGTAGATAGTGTCGGGAAGAAAGACTTTGTTGTAGAACGCGCGCCAGTAGTGGCCGGGTAGAATATAGCGCAGAAAGAGCCATGTAGTGGCAGCGGAATCGGCTGTGGAAAAGAGACCGACGCCTGGCTCATACAATATGAACGCAAGAGGACTGATGTAGTATTTCTTCTTCTCAGGTCGATGGACAGCTAGACCGAGCGTTTCAAGAAATTGCAGTTCCCTCATAGGTGTAGAACCATCCTCCTCAAGTTCAGCAAAAGTACGTTTGATTGGCTCATATGGATTAGCGCTAAATCCACTAGTAAAGAGCGTGTCTTCCTTCAGCTCCTCAAAGGCGCGGATCGCATAATAGGCAATGTCGTCTGGCAAAACATCGATGGTGGTCTTGTAGTCGGCTTCTTTGAGTTCTATGAGCGGGCCGCTGACAATCGGTGTGTCTGGTAGCAGACTATTGTTCATTACTTACTAGTATCAAAGAATTGGGGGGATAGCACCGAGACGACCGCCGCCACGGAGAGTGGCGGTCGGGGGGGCCCATGCACCGCCGCGGAGAGATGCGCGGATGATGGGAATTAGTGGTGGCAGAACCTTGGGATTTGATGGTGGAGGAGAAGGAGGTTTTGGTCCTGCTTCTGGAGGTCCTGCTCCTGGAGGTTCTACTGGAGGTGTTGGTCCTGCTACTGGAGGTTCTACTGGAGGTGTTGGTCCTGCTACTGCTCCTGCTACTGCTGCTCCTGCTCCTGCTCCTACCTTTTTAGCCCTATCAATCACAGCCGCAGCCGCTGTCACCGGCACAGTTCCAAGCATCTTATACAAATATTCCATATAGCCCGTCACCAGCGGCCACACATTATCATGAATCACCTGTTTGGCATGCTCCGATGACTTATTTTGCAGTTGCGCCGCCTTGTACTCACGCAGCTGCGCCAGAAACCGACTAGGAAAGCACTGCGGCGAATTGCTAACAGTATGATCATTCCCGCAAAACCACAGACTTTCGAGAATCGATATGACCAGCTTCTTGTCACCCAACAGCTGCGTTGGGATAGTCCGCCGAATGATCGCCGCATTCGCCTTTCCTATATTGGTGGTCGCAGGCGCGCTAAAGTTGGTGACCCCCTCACGTTCTTTGAGTGCCGCATAAGGATTTACAATGGGCAGTTCATATGTTTCTTTCGATCCGAGTTTTTGAAATGTCAAGAGCTTATCTTGAAAGTATTTTGCATATTTTACCAGGGCGTCTTTATCACCGGCCATTGCTTTGGCCATCAGTTCGGTATGATATGGCACATTGGAATCATTGGACTTCATGAGGCGCGCATACTTGGAAAACCGCTCGGCGGAGATGGCGTCTTGCAGTAGCGGCTTGGCGATGCATTCGTCGGTAATATATTCGGCGCCGGTGCATGCGGCGGGCACATCGACGAGGCCGGTGATCCATTTGGGCGGGTGCTCCTTCACCTTAATGTTCAATCGCCGTGTCAGTTCATAGATATTGTGTTCGAGTATTTCATCTTCGTGTTCTGGTTCTTCATGCATCCAATCGAAATAGGTTAGTAGATCAACCCATACGTAGTCGCCCTGTGTGACACTGTTTGCCAGAGGATCGGCTTTTATAAGAGCAGGGGTTGCTGCTGCTTTTGGATCTGCTGTGGCTTTTGGATCTGTGGCTTTTGGATCTGCTGTGGCTTTTGGACCTGCTGCTGTGGCCTTTGGATCTGCTGCTTTTGGATCAGGAGCTACCCCCTTGATCGTCGGCTGCTTGTTCAATACTACATAAAAGTAATTATACTTCTTTTTATCAATTGACATAGAATGCAGTAGTATGACATTCTGAATGGGCGGAACAGAGTTATATGTTTCCTTCGCCAAGGCAATAACATCGTTCATTTTATCCTTTGTGGTCATGTCCTTTATGGGGACTGTAGCCTTGAACGTTTTATCGCGAGCGGTCTTGGTGGGCACAAGCAGTTTATTATTCCAAACTAGCATTATTCCGATCATTTCTGGCAATGGGATTACAGGGGGTAATGGGATTCCAGCGGCTTTGGGACGCCCCATGACATTTCCAGGAGTAACACCGCCTACAGCCGGCTTCAGCAGATTGCCTAGGGGGGTGCGTCCAGAGCCACCAGAGCCACCAGAGCCAGGTCCAGAGCCACCAGGTCCAGAGCCACCAGGTCCAGAGCCACCAGGTCCAGAGCCACTAGGACCAGAGCCACTAGGACCAGGTCCAGAGCCACCAGGTCCAGAGCCACCCAGGTCTCCTACAATACTCGTAATGAGGCTCGTTGCCTTTCCCTTGGTGTTTGCATCTGCTGTGCTTATTCCGAGCACTGCTGCCGCAAAAAGTGCGATGGCTGCAGCGGATTTATTCAGTTCTCCGCCTTCTGCTGCCGCTAATGCCGCAGCTTTTTCTTCTGCTAACTGTTTTGCCTTTCCTAAGGCAGCTGCTGCTTTCGCTGCAGCTGCTTCTAATGCAGTTTTGTTAGCTGCATCTGCTGCTGCTACTGCTGCTGCTGTCGCTGCTGCTGCTGCTTGTGCCGCTGCTAACGCCGCGGCTGCCGCGTCTGCTTCTTTTCTTGCTGCTTCTATTGCTGCTGCCTTTTCTGCTGCTGCCTTTTCTGCTGCTACCCTTTTACGTTCTGCTTCTGCTGCTGCTGCTGCTGCTACCCTTTTACGTTCTGCTTCTGCTGCTTCTACTGCTGCTAACCTTATACGTTCTGCTTCTGCTGCTTCTACTGCTGCTAACCTTATACGTTCTGCTTCTGCTGCTGCTGCTGCCTTTTCTGCTAACCTTTTACCTTCTGCGTCTGCTGCTGCCTTTAAAGCAGCTGCTGCTGCTTCAGCCGCTTCCTTTGCTGCTGCTGCTGCTGCTTTTTGTTCTGCTGTCGCTGTCGCTGCTGCTGCTGCTGCTGCTGCTGCTGCTGCTGCTGCTGTCCTTTCTACTTCTGCTTGTAGCAGTGCTTGTTCTGCTGCTGCTACTGCTGCTGCAGCATCCGATTTTGCTTTTGCTGATGCTGCTGCAGCCGTAGCAGCAGCCTCCGCCTTACCCGCAGCCGCCCCTGCAGCGGCTGTATTTTCAGCGGTTTTAGGATTATTATTTGTCTTTCCTGTCGTGGCACCTGCCGCGCTTCGTGCGCGATTTGATGCTTGTACTGCTCGTGCTGCTGCTAAATCTGCATCGACAGCGTTGGTACCATCGGCAGCCGCTATTGCTGCTTGTGCTTCTGCTATTGCTGCTTGTGCTACTGCGTCAGCTTTTTCTTTTACATATAATTCAGAGTCTGTTCCTGGTGGTCCAGACGGTGATTCTGCAACAGGAGGTCCAGCCTCGGCACCAGAAGCTACAGTCCCACCCGCCTGTGTCCATACTCCTTTTTCGCCATCGACGCCTGCAATTTTTCGATAAATCTTATTATAGAAGCGTTGATCTTTTGAGGTTGGTAAAGTATGAGTTAGTAACAGAAATTCTACTGATATCTTCTGCGACGATCTGTGCCCTTTTTCAGTATAATAAAATGCATCAGAAAGGGCTACATCTACAAATCCAAGTGCAGGTCCATTACTATCGACACAATCTAAAAGCACACAGCCGTGTCCATCTGCTGTAGTAGATGCTGGATTACCCATGCAGTCCTTATATAAATCGGGAGAGCTATTCATTATTTCGTCAAAATGATTGTCACGATTTTTTGTTTGACAATGACCAACAACAATCATTTTAAATCCCGTATTTCTTACATCTATGCATCTGCTTGGGTAATTTGCATTAGATTGCTCGGAATAAACTCTTGATAATAATGCTCCTCCTCCGCCATCTATGTTACTCTCAGGGTTAATGTCGGACACATATAGGGTTTGTTCAACAAGTTTATTTTGAAGTTCGTTTATAGGCGTACTATTAACTTCTCCTTGAACTTTTAATATCCCATCTTTAAGTTCCTTATTAGTAAATTTATTATGTAATCCAGCATGAACAAGGGCAATTTCTTTCATAGAATCATGTTGCAAAATTAAAATAAAATAGGGAGAATGTAAATAGAACGGTCTTAGAGCAATACACCTATTAAGATACGGATGGACTAAAGGATTAGTAGGATTATTATTACTCGCATCTTTAAATCCATCTTCAGCATTAAAATATTTTTTTGAAGCAGTATGGACATACTGTTTATTATACGCACCAAATGAGCCATTTTCATTTACCATTAAATTTGTATTAAAAACAGAGTACAGGTCATGATTCCCTAATGTAAAAAGTACTTCTGAATCGGCTTTCTTCGCTCCAACCCTAAAATTATATAACAATACAAATAGCAATAGTTCAAAGCAACCTTTTGGATCATTAACATGAACTTCGTCGTCCGTACCTCCATACCTAGCCCCATCCACTAAATCACCCACAAGAACAAGCAGTACATTCTTTTTTGCAGGGTTCCATGTAATATTATCAATTACACCAGGGGCGTATAAATAATTAGTGTAAGATATACGATCATTAGTAACGCTACGTGATTGCATCTCAGTTTGCAACGCGGAACTACATACTATTAAACCTTCTACTAGCAGCATTTGCAGAAATTTACGAACATCCGCATGAATGTCGCTGGTAACATATACGGTCGTGTATTTGGTTGCATCGATTACGTGATTGATGCCCCAAACAGCGGCAGCATCTGCTATTTTTTTAGTGACGGGTGCAGCTGCGTCTGGATTATATTTGCCATATGTGACTATAGTGCCATTGGTTGCTCTATCTGCCCCAGACAGAGCTATCCACTCGCTCCCTGTGATCAAATCAACCTGCAACGCAGCCTTTACCTGAGACAGAGTACTAGTAGGACCAATGCCCGGCGTTGGGTGTAAGGGACTATCCTCTGTGCGAAGTGAATTATAATGTGGATAAACTAATTCGCCATAATACATAAGATTAATTGGGGCTGCAGTAGAAAAAGTTCCCCCATACACAATAGGATTTTTAACATAGTTGGTACCATTAAACTGCCAAATATTAATAGGCCGCTTTAGCACATTGGCTAACGCCATAAGTTCGGCTTCGCCGCCATATACACCTGAAATGCTATGAGCAGCTATGTAAGAGTTAGTATTCATAACATCACCTGAACCTATGGGAATTAAAAAATTTGAATAGATTTTTGCAGCTGGTGCTTTGCTGTTATCTGTACGTATTTCAGTCATCGCAGTTGCACGAAGTGATTCTGCTGTTTGACCAGGTGCCTGATCCGCAATAGCCGCAAACAAACAGTTGCCATCACCTGGGATAGCATTAAGAGTAAATCCTGGCGGCGCACCAGTTTGTCCTTTAATATAAGTTTTTCTTTCGCCTTCATTTAATATTTCTTTAGGTGTATCGGTTGATACTTTAAAAGTCTTTATTAATGCCTCATACTCTTTTTCAGTTAGCTCTCTCTGGTTTCGTATAATTGTGGGTTCAGATTTGTTAGACGTGGATACTTGTTTATATTCCCACAATATATACGTTGGGGAAGTTTCTACTATTTTAAACCATGTTTTATTTGCAGCATCAGTTTTATAATATGCGTTAATATCTAATGAAGAAGCAGTGGCTGCAGCACCCTTACCAGTAGAAGCAGTTACAATAGCAGGAGGAGGAGAAACAATACCAAGTCCGGCTTCTACGGCTTTCTTTGCATCAGCCGCCTGTGGATATTTAGAAGTATAATTTCTAGTTAAAAAAAAATAGTCATAGTTTGTGCCATTGAATATTGCAAGAAATCCACTTGGGTTCTCATCGGCTTGTTCCACTACATAAAATTTGGTTAATTTAGAAAGGTCGTTTTGTTTAAATGTTATAATTGTCGAGACTATTCTACTAACTGAAATGTGGCGAATACCACTCTTGTCAAGCACAAATAGATTGCCTTCTTTATCAATTGTAATGAATGTTGGCTTATTAAATGTAGCCGTATCGGCATCTCCATCGAGCGAAGATGCAGCACCAGAACCAACGGTCGGTCCTTTACTTTTATTTTTATAGGTTGAAGTTATTGTATTCTCAGCTATGCTAAATGTAGTGCCCGATACAGAATCTGTAGCAGTGGTGCTACCTGGTGAATCTGGGGCTAACGCTGTTGGAGCTTTTAAATAGTTATTTTGGTCCCATTCAATCAACTTCCTCTTGGAGTCTGCCATGTCCTCTATTGTACGCCTATGAAATACCCTATCTAAACCCAACGATCTAGAGTCAGCCAGACATGGACCCTCAGAACCAACAAAACCAAAACCAGCGACAGACCCAGAAGAATCGCGTGCAGGGCAAACAGGACTTCATCGTCCGCTGGCTCCAGGACTTCTACAACCAGCCGGGACGCCTAGCCGAGGTCCTTCCCATTCTGACCGGTCAATCTCCCGTAAGCCTACGGCTGATTGACTGGTTCGTCACCAATTATTCCAAGAAGTTTAACATCAGCTATCCCATTAACGATGAGACGGGCACGCGCCAGTTCATGGTGCATTTCCACTACAAGCGCGAGCTCAAGGCCTATTCGAAGCGGCTGTTTGATCCGTTTTGCAGGCGGGAGCGCATCAGCTTCCAGATCCGCGGCCAGGCGCCCATTGAGGAGACCACTGTGGGGCAACTCAATTTCTTCCGGTGGGCGATCGAGAAGGGCGTGATCAACTACATTCTGGAGAACGTGGCGGATGTGGAGAAGGACATGAATGTCAGCTTCCGGGAGCATTACAGCAAGGAGCCGGAGGTTAAGACGGCGACGGGACGGCGCAAGCGCAAGGAGATGAGCCAGTCGGCCATGAAGGCGGTCAATCACCACGATGTGCCGATTATGGTGAGTTTCGACTAAATGCTCTGCATTTAGTCTTAACGAAGTATTGCGCAGCAATACTGAGTTTCGATTAGCGAAGCGGACAGACTAAATGCTCTGCATTTAGTCTTAACGAAGTATTGCGCAGCAATACTGAGTTTCGATTAGCGAAGCGGACAGACTAAATGCTACGCATTTAGTCTTAACGAGTGTTGCAGGCTAACACGAGTTTCGATTAGCGAAGCGGTTACGTGGAGTGGAGCTACCCGATCGCTTGGGGCTCTTTCGTTTGCTCCTGGATCGGCTGCGCGATCGGCGACGGTATCCACCTGTTGTCACTGGACCACTATCCAAAGTTCTAACTATAGTACTGGCCTCGATATATTTATCAGCAAGCGTTGATTTTGACAAATTACTTAATAATGTTGTCATACTTGTAACCGCAGTTTTTTCATGAGGCAATATAGTTGATGTAGTAGGATATATTTTTGTTAGTAATGGTTCAAATGTGGCATTTAACTCTGATTCGTTAGCTTTGATTGATTTTGAAGCAATTGCTGCACTTGGATTTTGTGCTATTGTACTTAAAACACCTGTAGCCAGATCAATGTTAATATTTGTCGTGGTATAATTATTAGATAATTGACCATTTAAATTTAATAGCAATGCCTGTTCCATATATTTTACTATATGAAATAGTAATGGTCTAACTGGTGGTGGATTAATAGTGGATGTGTTTAATAAAACCGCTTCTATTGTTTGAAGTGTTCCTCCTGCTCCTGGTTTTGCTGCTCCTGGTTTTGCTGCTCCTGGTTTTGCTCCTCCTGCTCCTGGTCCTTTACCCCCTACTTGTGCCCATACAGGGATAGGTAGGGACCCTGCAGGCTTTCTCTCAATAAGCCCATAATAACGAGCCCCCGCTACTTCTCCTTTCGTAAATTTTAAAAATTCGGCATTCCGATCTTTATTGGCGCCAGGTCTCCACATTTCAGAAGGGCCCACATCAACAAAGGCAAGATAGGGTCCATGGCCGGCAAGATCGCAATCAGCGACAACACAGCCTTTATTAGTGCTGCTATAATTACTTGCACAACCTTCATATGTCTTCCCCCCTGCTGTCTTTACAGCATCAATCCTTTTTGATGTAGTCTCTGTTGTAGGACAATGTCCTACAACAATCATATCAATATTAGTTGCTTGTATTGCCTTACATATAGGATCACTAAATTCTGTGGATGTTTTGGGATCAATAAGTCTATCATCATTTGCATACATTCGAGTCCATAGAGGGCCTGCTAATAGATACTTATCATCATGTATGTCCTCTTGCCTTCCCCCACCTAATAACTTATGGATAGGATTTTCTGTTTTTTTACCACCATCAGGATAATAGATAGATGATGCGGTTTTGCTTTCATCAATAACACCTTGAATAGCCTCAAGCTGTATTATATCTGATAAAACTGGACCGCCAACACTTTCTATTTTATGAAATCCCGCATGAACACAGGCTATTTCTGTTTTATCACCATTGTTGAGGCGTAACAATAAATAGGGCGAGTGATCATAAAATGGGCGCAGAGCTTCGCTTCTTCGCGTAAAATATTCACCACTATCTGGAAACTTAGATCTAAAAAAAGTCTGAGCATTCGCATGAATATGTTTTTTCATACTTTCTCCACTTGAACGCATAACAGTAGCATAGTCATGATTACCAATTGTAAAAAGTACATCAGAGTTTTTACGTCTAGCACTCACTCGCAAGTTAAAAAGAAGAACATGAAGAAGTAAATCAAAAACGCCTTTTGGATCATTTACATCCATAATTACACCATTAACAACACCCCTAGAACCATCTACAATATCACCCACCAGAACTAAGAGGGTATTATCCTTTATCCAAGTAATATTATTAATAACTTCTGGTTTATAAATATTATCTTGATTGACATCATAGGGGGCAGCACCACCACCATAGGGATCAAAATCAGCAGTGCTATTAATTGTAATAAATCCTTCCTTTAGTAGTAGTTGTAAGAATTTACGAACATCCGAATGAATGTCGCTGGTAATATACAAGGTGCTGTACTTAGCCTCATTCAAATTAATGATGTGATTAACAGGCCAGTTCCCTTTTGTAGCTTTTGTAGCATCAATCTTTGCCTTAATAGGAGCCATGCCATCAGGGATATATTCATATTTCATAACAACGGCAATCTTTAAGTTTGCTGCAACTGCTCGTATGGCATCATCCGTTACTGCAGCCTTAACTTCTGCTTGTCGTGTTTCCTTTAAAGATACATCTTGCATTTGACTTACATTATTATTTAACCTAAATAACATTAATTCTTTATCTACACCATAACTAATAAGACCATTAAATTCTTCTGCTGTAATCGGCAGAACCGTTGCTGGCGCGCCCCCTTCTGCTGTAACTATTGCTGCTGCTGGCGGTGTTCCGCCTGCTCCTCCTGCTGGAAGGCTTAAAGGTTTTGTAGTCATCTCTACATCTCACATAGTATTATTAAAACTAATCACAACCGTCGGGAGCAACAAAAGTGACGCCACCCAGCCGCTAAAGACACAACAGTACAATGGAGATCATTACAGAGGACATGCGACACCGTTTCACGCTGAAGAAGGAGGAGTGCGTGCCCCTGGAACTGAAGTTGAACGTCAGTTCCAAGGGCAAGGTATGGAGTCACATTGGCGCCATCTTATTTGAATTTGGCACGGGCCAGCCCACCGCTATGACCAAGATCGTTGTCACGAACGATCAGTATGAATTCCTTCTGCAGCTCATGGCAAAGAGAGATTGGAGCGACTGTAGGGGCCTTTAGAGCCTGTAAAGGTCTCTGACCGAACCTGCCGGTAAAGGTCTTTAATGCCCGTGTTTTCGGTAATGCCTACTAGCCCGGGACGTCTTTTGGCGACGGCGATGACGCCGCGTCCTGCGCCTCTCACTACTAGATCGCCTTCTACCAACATTCGGACCCCCGATTACTGGCAGTAAAGGCGGGCCAAACCCATAATTATAAGTCGCCGCATTGGCTTTAGAGGCAAGCATTTCAAATATCTCTTTCTCACTGGCCCTCGAAGTATGGACCGGCGTCCCCTGCATATATATATCATCAACAGAGGCCTCGCCAACACCTCTCTTAATTTTAATTGGAATCCACGTTCCATTTACATCATCAAACCATGTAACTATGCCATCGTGTATAATAATGTTTGAACCGTCCGGTATATTCACTAGCTTATTATACACTTCCCTTAGAGTATCGCTCTCTGCTGACATATTATGTAACACACTCATCTACTATATCCACCTAAAATGATCGCTAGCCCTGCTTTGCCGTGCCCAAATAGGTCTGCCTGAAATCGTCCTGGGCTGGCCTCAGCAGAAGCGACGCATCAATTTTGCGTTCTGCGATCGCCTTGGTCGCCGCCGCCGGTACCCACTGGTGTTCAAAGGTGCGCCCCATGATCCGCTGCGACGAATCCTCCGTCAAGAACCGATTCGACTCCTTCACGGCACCCGCGAGTTCCCTGATAACGCCCCCGCCCTCGATATCGTGGCCCTCTGACCAAGGATTGTGAAAGAGATTTTTGGGCGGCAGCACGGGCCTCTCCGTCGGAACGGTCGCATTCGGGAAGTACGACACCGCCTGTGCATAAGGCCGCTTATCCTTGCGCGATGCCGCCGGCTGGGACGTCTCCGCCCCGTGTGACGGATGCGCCGCCAAGGCCGCCGCCGTCACCTGTCGGGCCGACGATTCCATCGTATCGGCCCACAGACGGTTGTTGAGCGTATCACGTGTCTCCCACTCGAGTCGCTGGCGCGGGAGCCAATTGGCCGACAGTCCATCCGACACCAAGGCCGTTTCGCCCCCCTGGTACGGCGTCCGAGGCAGCACACACACATCGGGCAGCGGCGGCGCCCAGGCTCGCGTCTGCTCCTCACGTGATCGAAGACGCCCATCGTGCTGGGCGTTGGATCGGGTCGCATGCATCTGTCTGTCCTCGCGATTTAAACTGTCCGGCCAGAACCAGCCTAGATGCCTCCTAAGACAGCGACAGTGAAGCCCGTGAGCAAAGGCGCGGGCATGACAGCGGGTCTCGAGATCGTTTCGATCATCCAGGGGACCACGACAAAGTTCGTGCTGGTCGATAAAACAGAGGGCCGGTTCGCGACGGATGTGGCGACGTGGAATGATGCTGCAGGTCTAAACGCAGCCGCCCTAAAGAAGCTTAAGGATGCAACGAAATAAGACACAGCGCCGCCGCGGACCCAGTACGCCCACTCCCGACGTTGCCGGTCCCTTCCAAGGCGATAACGTGGCCAAGGCCACGGAAGACAGTCTGGACGCGCTGTTTGCCGCCGAGAACACCAACAACTTCCAGCAGACGTGGCAGAAGCTCGACAAGGGCAGCCGCCTGGATCGCCTCCGCAAGTTCGTGCAGACCTACACGTCGCCATCGACCGTAGCCTTGACTCCGGCCGAACGCGCCTCTCTGCTGACGGCCATTCTGCAGGCCTATGAGTTGCGCCAGCTCAACACAAAACTTGCCGTCGAATACGACCCCGTCACCACGACCATACTCAGCATTAGAGGACTTCGAGAACGCACTACTCCCTCCGGTCTTCGCGCATTCAAAATCGACGCGACGACAAGTCGCACAACGACGCAAAAGCAGGTTCGCAGCAAGGCGACAACTCCTTCAGGACCGGTGCTAAACGAAGCGATCCCTATAGAGAGCAAGGAATGAACGAAACAGACATAGAGACCTGGTGCGATGAAACGCTCCCAGATCTGTATGAGGAGGGCATGTTCGACAATGAGGATATCTCCGATGATGTGTGGGCCGGCGTCGCGGCAGCGCTAGAGCCTCTGGGCGAGGAACTGTCCGAGAGTGATAACGATGCGATCAAGGACGCCGCCGCCGATTGGTTCCGCGCCTATCGCGACCTGATCGTGGAGGCGATTGAACCGTTGGCTCCGGCTCAGATCACGGCTCTAACAAGTAAGCCCCAGGTGGCCCAACACACGGCCGACTGGTATGCCCAGCGCCGCAATCGCCTGACCGCCTCCGAATTTGCCCACATTCTGGATGGCCGGCGGGGGTCGCTGCTGCGATCCAAGCTGGCCACGGATGCCCAGGACCGGCCAATGGCACCGCCGATTGGGATCGCCCAGGCCGACGGTGAAATGAATGCGACGATCTGGGGCCACCGGTTCGAGCCCGTCACCCGGCGCATCTTTGAACTAGAGGTCGCAGGACCAGGCACTGTCTGTGACACGCTGGGCCGCTTCACACACGCCAAAATCCCGTGGCTCTCCGCGAGCCCCGACGGGCTGATTACCAAGGGATCTCTGGCCGGTCGCCTGGTGGAGATCAAGTCGCCCAAGACGCGCCAGCCCGGTACCTTTGTTCCGCTGGAATACTGGATCCAGATGCAGATCCAGATGGAGGTGTGCGACCTGGATACGGTAGAGTTTGTGGAGGCGCAGTTTGCGCAGCGACCTCTGGCTGTCTTTCATGAATCAGCTGAAGACCAAGCGGCCTGCGCTGCAGCTAGGTGGAAGGGCCGGCTCGAGGTGCGGGGCTCTCTGGAGGACTCCTCTACGTGGCGCTACCGCTATTCGGCCCCAGTGGAAGACCTGGAGGATGCCACCTTTCCGCCGGAGCATGCGGAGTTGCCGATTCTAGAATCGACCGTATGGTGGCTGACGGGCTTTTATCCGCGTACGGTGAGCCGATCTGCCACCTGGTGGGCCTCTATAGGCTGGCCAAATGCGGAGCTCTTCTGGGCGGAAGTGGAGTCGCTGCGCCTGACACCGGACCGCGTTCCGCTCTCTCCGAAGGCCCGCAGAGGCGCGATTGATGGAGACATCATTGAGCATGTTGGATGGAGAGGTTCTGACGCATAAGTAGAGGACCATGACACTTTTGATTTTAACACTGGTGATCGTCTGGTGGATCGCCGTATGGGGCCTGTTTGACATGGTTATTCTCCATCTGACACGCGGTCAAAAGATCCTGCTCTACTGTTCGATCATAGCCAGTTTGGTTGTATTCCTGGAACTCAATCCGACCATGTTGGACTATTTTACGGGCTAATAGGTAGAATGGCACCGCCGGCGACCTCCTTTTTTAAAGCCATCGGTCTCGGGGACCGAGGCGCAGCCTTAGCCTGTAAGATCACTAAGCCAATCCTCTCTGTCCTCAATCTGGTCCTTCCTCTGACAATCATCGCGGTTCTCTATGTTCTTCTGCAGGATACAGAGTACCGTCCGTTAATTCTTAAGACACTGATTGGTGCCAACATCGTGGCCTATCTGCCGTTTTTAATAAATGGAGGCGGTCGCCCGATGTCGTTTTTGTTGGCGGTTATTGCCAACCCGGCGCTCTACCTGGCCGCGGTTCTGTACCTCGACCAGAGCAATCTCCCAAACAAGGCAGCGCTCTCCAACTTCCTTCTGGGCTTCTCTGCATCGCTGTGCATCGGCCTGGTGATCCCTCGTATCATCGCCTATAATATATTTGACCTGTTCCAGTGCGGTCGCGGGGGTCTTTCAGGTCTTTAACCAACCCATGCAGCCCCAGCGCGCCTTGCCCTTGCGTGTCTGCTCCTTAATCTCCTGATTAAAGATGTCATCGATCTGCATGTACTTACAGCGTTTCGCCATAATCTGCTCAATGAAGGCGTTCTGTTCGCCCTCCTTGGCCAAAATCTCATCCGAATCGGCCCCGGCCGTATTCAGCGTCACGAGCGTATTGATGACGCCCTTGAGCTTGTTCGTGAGCATCATCTCCTCGTTCTGAATGGCCTTGACATGAGAAAAGATGTTCGTCGTGTAGAGTTTCTCATAGCTGAATCGCACGGACTCCGGCAGCACGAACTGGTTCGTCTCCTTGATCTCCTTAACATTCGTCTCAATTTCCTTGATGATCGTCGCCACATTATTGGCAGGATCATCCACGAAGAGAATGGAGCCCGATTTGAACTCACAGAACGCCTGGAGCTTGTCGTACTTGTAGGCGGAGGTCTTGTGGGCCTCCGCCTTGGCGTCGAGTTTGAGGTAGGAGATCAGAGCCAGCAGAAAGGAGTTGAAGCCGTTGAGGGAGGCCACTACAATGCCGCCATACGAATAGTCCTTCAAGAAGAGGGACAACACAGTACAGAGCGCGGTCACCAGAATGGCGGGCAGCATGAGGGTGTGGAGCCGCTGTTCGCACAGTGTCTTGGCCTCGGTATATAGGATCTTTTGGCCCTTGATATACGTCGCCAGAATATCGAGGGCGGTGGATTGGGTCATGTCGGCGTCCGTGTAGATCTTCTTGACCATCGCATCAACGGTCTTGAAGGAGAGCTTCTCTGGATTAGTCGCTTTGACGGTCGCTAGCTCACTGCTTACGCGAAGCAGCTCATTTTGGAGAGCTGCAATTTCTTTTTGTTCGGGAGATAGACTACTGCGTTTTGATATAGGAGATCCAGACACATCCTGAATCTCTAATGTTACAGCGTCTGGACTTCCTTCTTCTACGGGAGGAGCCACTACTTCTACAATGGAAGCCATTTACAGTGGCATCAGAGATATTGTGAGCAACAAGTAATGGGCTGCGGTAAATCGAAGATAGTCAGTATGATGGCAAGGGCAGAGCCTGACAGCCCTTCTATGACGCCTAAAAGGCGTGTAGGGGGATCCTCTTCTGCTGCGGGTATGGGACACCACGCAGCAGAACAGGGAAAATGGACATTTAAAGAGGATTTGTCAGAGGTATCGGTTGATACTCCAAATGTGCAGCGGATCATTAAGATCTGCGGTATCTAATGATTGCTAGTGCCGGAGGATGGAGCCAAAGCCAAATGAGGTCGAAGACGGAGGGGCTGTCGAGGAAGAGCCGCCAGTCGAAGTCGAACCGGAAGACGATGTAGGAGACGAGGAAGAGCCAGAAGAAGAACCAGACGAAGAGCCAGAAGAAGAACCAGACGAAGAACCAGAAGAAGAGCCAGACGAAGAGCCAGAAGAAGAGCCAGAAGAAGAGCCAGAAGAAGACGATGTAGGAGGAGCCGCGATCACAAGAGACGTGTTAAACGACGAAGCAAACGCCACGGCCACAAGAGTCAAAATAGCTAGCAGACGCATCTTATACTATGTCTGCCGACTATTTCCTTAAACGTCGAGTCTTCCTGGCTTTCCTGGCCTTCCTGGTTTTCCTGGAGCCGCCCGAATGCACCCGCTTTAGTTCTCCCGCCGGCCCCACATGAATCTGTTGATTATGATCCTCTACCGCAATCGTATGATGATGCGGTACGCGCCCCACAAGCGTCACGGTTGTATGAGCATGCTCACCATTCAAAATTGCATAACGTTGTACAGACCCCGTCGGGGTGTCGTACCGCAACCGCAGACCACTGTGATCGCGATATGCAGCCGATGGTTCTTGAGCATGATTTAAGATAGAAGTGCTCGTAGGGCCATGTACAATCATCTTAAACACCTGGTCTGTTTCATCTGGGATATGAAGGGCCATTTACTGAATGGAGAGATATTAGTAGGATTACGAGCCTTGCAGGGTCAGCAGGATTACAAGCCTAGCAGGATCCGTTGCAAGGCACCACAGAGCCCACCGCGCCCTGCTTCGGCTCATAGAACGCGCCCACAAACTCCGACAGCGGCGACGAACAGTTGTCGGGATACTTCCGCCGGTAATTGTTGGTCCGCTGCACATACTGTCCGCCCAGCTCCGTCTGCCGCTCCGAGTCCTCCTCAGCACAGCCCCTAGCCGTCGTCTTGGTAACACCCTTTGACGGCTTGAGCATATCGGCCAACAGAAGTCCCTGGGTCGCATCCGCGAGGTCCGGGCCCGTCGCCACCGGTTCAAACATGACCACCTCCTTTTCGTAGTTGGCGTACCCTTCAGGAAATCCATAGTCCCGTCCGCTCATCTGCAGCACGTAGGCCGTTGTGATAACCAAGATGGTCAGCGTAACTAACAGCAGTGCGTCCATATCTCTACTGTGTATGCCTAAAAATGTGACGCGACCGCGCTTAAACCAGTCAGCCAATACGATGAATACGACAATGCAGGTTGTGAAACGCGATGGCTCCCGAGAACCAGTGAGCTTCGACAAGGTGCTGACACGGATCCGCAAGGCGGCCACCGGTCTCTCCGTAAATTACACGCGGCTGGCGCAGCTGGTGCTGGCCGAAATCCACGACGGCGTCCGCACCACGGAACTCGACGAGCTGGCCGCGCGCCTAGCGACCTCTTATATGACGGTCCATCCCGACTGGGCCACGCTGGCGGCGCAGATCATCATCAGCAACTGTCAGCGCTCCGCTCCGCCGACCTTTAGCGAGGCCATGGCCATCCTGGCGGGTCTGGTGGATGTCCGTGGGCGGCCGGCCCCTGCGATTGCGACCGACATCTCGGTCTTCATTGCCACTAACGCTGAAGCGTTAAACGCCATGATCCAATGGGACAATGACTTTCTGTTGGACTACTTCGGGTTCAAGACGCTGGAGAAGGGCTATCTGCTGCGTGATGCTTCTAAACGCGTGATCGAGACGCCCCAGTACATGTGGCTGCGCGTGGCCGTCGGCATCTGGGGTACATCGGCTGGAGGCCCCCTGACACTCGAGACCCGCCTCATGCGGATTCAAGAAACATACGAGCTGATGGCCACCAAGGCCTTTACGCACGCCACGCCCACGCTCTTCAACGCCGGCACGCCCCGGCCCCAACTCTCCTCCTGCTTTCTCGTGGCGATGAAGGACGACAGCATCGACGGCATCTTCGATACGCTCAAGGAGTGCGCCCAGATCTCCAAGTACGCGGGCGGCATCGGCCTTCACGTCCATAACATCCGCGCCCAGGGCACCTCGATCGCCGGTACGCAGGGCACCTCCAACGGTCTGGTGCCGATGCTCCGTGTCTTTAATAACACGGCCCGCTATGTGGATCAGGGAGGCGGAAAGCGCAATGGCTCCTTCGCCATCTACCTCGAGCCGTGGCACGCGGACGTCCAGGCCTTTCTCAAGATGAAGTCGAACACGGGCTCGGAGGAGGACAAGGCCCGCGACCTCTTCTACGCGCTCTGGATCCCCGATCTCTTCATGCAGCGCGTCAAGGCTGCTTCTTCCTGGTCCCTGTTCTGCCCCCACGAGGCACCGGGTCTCGCCGACGTGGTGGGTGAGGAGTTTGTGGCGCTGTACGAACGCTACGAAGCCGAAGGCAAGGCGAAGAAGACGATCCCGGCCCAGAAGCTGTGGTCGGAGATTCTTGTCAGTCAGATCGAGACAGGCACACCGTATCTCCTCTACAAGGACGCGGCCAACCAGAAGAGCAACCAGAAGAACCTCGGCGTCATCAAGTCATCTAACCTCTGCGTGGCACCAGAGACGCGAGTTCTAACACGGTTCGGCGAGGTTCCGATCAAGGTGCTCTGCGGCCAGGAGGTGGAGGTGTGGAACGGCGACGAGTGGTCCAGCGTCATCGTACAAAAGACAAACGATGATGCCGAACTCTGGACGGTAGTGGTCTCGGACCTAGAGATCAATATGGACAGCGGTGTCAGTTGGCGCACCGTCAAGGAGATTAACTGTACGCCGTATCATAAGTTCCTGGTGCCCGATCGAGAGGTGGATCGGATTCCTGCCAGTGATCTGCAGCCGGGCAACAAGCTCCGTACCTGGATCGGCCCGAACGGCTTCGAACACGTTCCGGAGGTAATAGCGATCCACAAGTTCGAGCGCCGGGACGTGACCTACTGCTTTAGTGAGCCGATCAACCATGCGGGCGTCTTTAATGGAGTCCTGACGGGCAACTGCACGGAGATCATCGAGTACTCGAGCCCGGAGGAGACGGCTGTCTGCAACTTAGCATCGATTGCTTTACCGTACTTCTTGGAGGTCGCCTCAAAGCCGACACCGAGTTTCAATTTCGATAAGCTCAGAGCAGTGACCTCTGTGATTGTCCGCAATCTCAATCGGGTCATCGACATCAACTACTATCCGACGCCCGAGGCACGACGTTCTAACATGCGGCATCGACCGGTGGGCCTCGGCGTCCAGGGGCTGGCGGATGTGTTTGCTCTCTTGGGTCTTCCCTGGGAATCACCTGAGGCCGCGACGCTGAATCAGGAGATCTTTGAGAACATCTACTATGCGGCTCTGGAGGAATCGGCCGTGCAGGCAGCGAAGGAGGGACCGTATGAGACGTTTGCGGGTTCGCCGGCGTCGCAGGGCCTCTTGCAGCCGGACCTATGGATAAGATATAGTGCCCAGGCATCGCCGGCAACTATATCGACTGGGCCTCCTGGTTCTCCTTCTTCTCCTGGATCCCCTGGATCTCCAGGTCCGCGATCCGTGACCTACAAGGCCGACTATCTGGACTGGACCTCTCTGAAGGCACGGATCCAACGCGATGGCCTCCGCAACAGCCTCCTGGTCGCGCCGATGCCGACGGCCTCCACGAGCCAGATCCTCGGTTACACCGAGTGCATCGAACCGGTGACGACCAACATCTACGTGCGTCGTACTTTAGCAGGCGAATTCACCGTCATCAACCGCTATCTCATGGCCGACCTTCTGGCCGCGGGCCTCTGGAGCACGGAACTCAAGGATCAGATGATTGCGGCCAACGGCTCCATCCAGGCGATCGCCGGTATTCCCGAGGAGTTGAAGGCGCGGTACAAGACGGTCTGGGAAATCAAGCAGAAGACGCTGATCGATATGGCGGCCGATCGCGGCGCCTTCATCTGTCAGTCGCAGAGCCTGAATCTGTTTGTCAGTGAGCCGACGATCGCCAAGCTGTCGTCCATGCACTTTTATGCCTGGTCGCAGGGTCTCAAGACGGGCCAGTACTATCTGCGTACGAAAGCGGCGGTCCAGGCGATCAAGGTTACGGTTGATGCGTCTGCTGCTCCTGCAGCAAAGGCGCCAGAAGAGTGTCTGCTGTGTTCGTCTTAGAGCAGCAAACGTGACGCCATTATACTTTTGGCATGATAATAGTACATGACAAGCAAACCGACACCCCTCTTCACATTCGCCGATGGATCCAGTCTCTACAAACTCTCCGCCAAGGGATTTGTGAGCCGCTTTCCCGTATGGGAGGCAAATCGGATCATGGACGAAGCCCATGTGGCGAGCATCGAAGCCACCATCAAGACCGCCACAGAACTTCAAGGCCCCTTCAGCGTTATAAGCTATACCGATGAAGACGCTAAACTCCAGAATCGTGTAATCGATGGCCAACATCGCCAAGAGGTGCTCCGCCGCTACTTTGATAGGGCTCCCGACGCCGAGGACTTTGAAATCCTGGTCCGTCGATATCCTGACACGAGCCATGAAGCGGCCATCAAACTCTTTCAGCAGATCAACCACGCCAAGCCGATGGTGTATCGCGGCTCGACCGTTGAGCGCCTGCACGCCTTCGTGGCGGCTCTGAAACGGCATTTCTTGTCTGAACGGTCCGGCGGGGCTCTGATCCCTCTGATCCGCCCGAGCAGCAATCGGCCCTTTCTGAGTACCGAGCACCTGGAGGAGGCGCTGAAGCTCTACCGGATTCAGGAGCGCGATGATCTCACAGCCGAACAGCTAGTGGCGCACGCGGAGGGCATGAATGCGTTCTATGCAGAGGATCCGAATCGCGTGACGGCGCGTTTTACCAAGGCGACTCTGGAGCGGGCCATCGAATACGGCTTCTTCTTGGGCCTAGATCCGAAGTGTTCGTGGCTTCAGGGGCTGCGTCCTGGTGGAAAATAGAGCTGACCGGAATCTTCATTTTGACCCCCCAATAAAAAAGGTGACACGCCGGTACCACCGCCCAGCCTAAAGTAGCCAACCTAGCAAGACACTAGGAAAGTTAAAATGGACGCATTCATCTGCCCTGTTACGCAAGAGATCATGACGGACCCCGTCTCGACCCCCTGTGGCCACACCTTTGAACGCGCTACCCTGCAGAACATCGATGCCCATCGCGGGTACCATGGGCGCTGGGAATGTCCGACCTGCCGCGCCCCGTGGCCGGCCTCCTTCACTGCCGCGGCGCCGACCAACTTTGCTCTGAAGGGGGCAATCGAGGCGGCTCTGGCATCTGGCGCTCTGCAGAGAAGCCCATCTGGATCTGGGATTGTCGCGGCTGGTCCAGGCTCTGTCTTGTCTGGAGGGGGAGGCGCCTCAGCAGCTGCTCCCGTTGCTTCGCTACCAATCGAAGTCAAGGTCGAGCGGATTCAGGACACTGACAATGTTCTGATCACTCTGACCACGGCAGCTGACGCAGAGGCCACGCTCCCCATCACTGCCATCGTCGCTCTCGACAATAGCGGTTCCATGGGTGAGCCATCCGCCGATCCCACGACCCAGAAGGGGACCGACGCCGTTGCCTTCAGCCGTTCCGACCTCGTCCGCCACTCCTGGGCTACGGTTCCCCGCCTTCTTGGCCCTAAGAACAAGGGCGCCCTGGTCATCTGGGACAATGCATCGCAGGAAGCCCTGAGGCCGACCGTCATGACGGCGGCAGGAATTGCCGCGGCCAAGACCTGCGAGTCCCGGATCAAGCCCAGTGGCGGAACCAACATCTGGGGCGGCCTTCTCGCAGCTCTCACGGTGGCCGCCCGCACGCCCGATGAGAACAACGTGATTATATTCCAGACGGACGGTGAGCCCGATCCCACTTACACGCCTGGCCGCGGCATCATTCCCACGTTCCGCCGGTGGCGCGAGGACAATCCCCGCGTCCGCGTCACGGTGAATACGATCGGTTACGGCTACGGTGAGCGTCTCGACACGCCCCTCCTCCGTGAGATCGCCGAGGTGGGCGGCGGTGTCTATTCCTACGTGCCGGATGCGGGCATGGTGGGATCCGCCGTCATTCACCAGACCGCCAATCTCATGTCGGTCCATCACCGCGGCGTGCAGGTTCAGATTCCGGAGCTCGGCACCTTCGTTCCCGTCGGCTTTCTGCAGGGCGGCCAGCCCCGCACCGTGGTTCTGCGCGTCCCTCGCGATCAGACCGTCTCCGTCTGCGTGCGATCCGACACGATCCCCGAGCCCGTCACCGTCGCTCTCACTCCTGAGACGCCAACGGTCACCCCCGAAGCCGCCGTCTGGCCGCTGACGCACCGGATGTTTGTCGATGAGCTCCGCATGGCCTTCACGCGTGCTGAGACGGAGGGCCCCCGTGCCGATCTGGTCGCGCATCTGGTCGCCGATCTCACGCGTCTGGCGCCTGCGGACCCACGGATCGCCGCCCTTCTGGCCGACCTCTATCATACGAGCAAGGACAAGGGCCAGATCTGCAAGGCCTTCGAGCCCGCGGCCTTTGCGAGATGGGGGCGCCACTTCATTCCGAGCGTCCTCTGCGGCCACGCGAATCAGTGGCCCTTCACTTTCAAGGACGAGAGCTCCCAGCTCTTCGCCTCTCCGATCACGAAGGCCCTGATCGACAAGGGCGATCGCATCTTCAACAGTATTCCGCCTCCGACAGCCTCCATCGCAGAGGCCGCCTATGCAAGTCAGCGCGCCGCCTCCGTCGCGATGGGATACGCACCACCGCCTCCACCTGCCGCTGCCCGTCTGGCATCCATGCAGTCGGTGAGCGCGGGCCCGTGCTTCTTAGGCGCGAGCCGCGTGAAGATGTACGATGAATCCGAGAAGCGCTGCGACGAGATCCAGCCCGGTGACAGAGATGTGGCCGGCTACACGATTACGCATGTGATCAAGACGATGGTACCGTATGCCGACATCGTCCGCCTCCAGGACGAGAATCTCAGGCCCGCGGATCACGCACATCTGGAGCAGTCCGGCGGCTTCACGCAGTGGCATCCGGTCTTTGTCCAGGAGACCAACACCTGGGTCGCTCCGAATACGCTGGGCGCCGTGGATCGCGTGATCACGGATGCAGTCTATAACTTCATCCTGGGGCCCAATTCGGAGGGCGATAACAGCGGTGTTCTGATCATCAACGGTCTGATGACGGTCACGATGGGACACAGTCTGACAGCTCCGGGCGCGAATCATCCATACTTCGGTCTGCGCCGCCCAGGAATGCGCAACGTGCTGGACGATCTCTCCGTGCTGCCCGGCTTCAACCGGGGCTACGTTGTTCTCAACGAGCCGACGATTGAACGGGATCCGGTGACGGGCCTGGTCTGTAAGATGACGTCTAGGTAGATGCCCGAGTGTCTAATATGTCTGGATCCTGTGAGGCTGCAATGGACCCCGCAGACACCGTGTGCCTGCCAACCGATACTTCATAAAAAATGCTGGAAGGAATGGATAAAACAAAAAGAGATTTGCGTGATTTGTAGGGTGCATTTTGGTTCCGAACGAAGTGAAGCTTGGGGTCCTAATGAGGCTCATACCAGAAATGGTCCTCTAGGACCACCCATGTCTCTAGAAGAACGTATTCATACGGGTATGTTATTACTGCTCATCAGCCTGCTGATCACACTTATTATAACCATTGTCATATCATACATGCTGCACGGTGATTTTGGTTCCGAGGAGCTGTAACCGGTAAAATGTGACGCTTAAAAGCAGCGACTCAAAATAGAGTACGATGCGTTTCTGCCCCATATGCTCCAATTATCTATATCTCAAGGAAGAGGCGGCGGTCCTACATCGCCTTTGCCGTCACTGCGGCTATAAGCGAAAGATGGCGCCCACCAGCAGTAGCGAGGCACTGGTTCTGGAAACGGCTTTCCAGCAGTCGTCCAGCCAGAAGCAGACCGTCAGCCAGCTGAATGAATACACCAAGTTGGATCCAACACTGCCGCATCTCAAGACGATTGCCTGTCCAAACCAGGCCTGTGCCTCTCAGGCAGAGCCCGCCCGACGAGACATTCAGTATATCAAGACAGATGCGAAGAACCTGAAGTTCCAGTACGGCTGCACTGTCTGCGCTACACAGTGGTCATCGTAGGAGCATAAAGATCCTCGCACAATTCTAATAGAGATGGACGCCGCCGCCGCCAAGTTTCGAATGATGTCCCGCCGTGTTCGTTCCGTTTTTTGGAACAAGATAAAGAACGAAGCCTTCCACTTACGAGCCACGGGACATTACTGGACGGCTCCCGCCGCTCTAGTCCGCGAAGTCGGCACCGTGATAGTCACCTCTGGCCGGAACCTAGCCCGTGTGTATGCCATCGTACAGCCGGATCATTTTGGCGCGGGCATTCAATTTGATGATGGAACCGACATTCCACCCGTGATTCTGGATCTCCTCAAGAAGATGATTATCGATCATTTTGTCAAGATTGTCAATGAGACCTATGATCCTGCCAAGATCCGCAGATCAAGACGTCACCGATCGAGGTCCCGCCATAATTAAAGTTGAACCCTTGTCGCCCCACCGACCAACAACATGAACCGTAGAAAATGATATCTACGATTCGTGTTCGCCCTCTGCTTTCCGCGCTTAACCCCGTGGAGCGCGCCGCTCTCAAAAAGCTGCTGCCGCCCAAGCTCACCGTTCCCGAGGAGCCCGAAGGCACGCGGTACCCCGCCGCTCTCTTGGCCCAACTGGCCGCTGCCGCCCCCACGGAACAATACAGTCTGGCCGGCTTCATCACAGAGGACCTTCTGCACTTCGCTCCCGCGGAGATCACAGATGCCGCCCTTCGATCCGTAGCGATCGCCAGGTGTCCCACCCTCACGCCGGTCCATCTCGACAAGATCACCAAGTCCAAGACCACCGAGCCCTACCTGGCCCATCTCCGTGAGACCCGTAAGAAGATGCATCTGGTCGCTCGCGGCCCCTTCCGTTTCGAGGAGGAGGTCGGCGCGCCCGGCCCCGTCCGCGGCCACCCCGATATGCGGACGGATAGCCAGGTGTTCGAAGTCAAGATGACCGGCCGCCTCAAGGAAAACTGGCAGGACTTCTTGTTCCAGGTGTTCGCCTACGCGGCTCTGACACCTGAGGTCACCGATCTCTACCTGGTTCTGCCTCTCCAGGAGATCGTCTGGCACCACGATGTTCGTGGATGGATCAAGAGAGAGGAGTACCGGGCCGCCTTGGTCACGGCCGCCACCAAAAAGGCCAGCGCTTCTGGCTCTGCACTGACACTCTTGATGACCTATCCCATCGGATCCCACATGCCCAAGCGCAAGTCGCTAGTGGATACAGTCCATGCCATTCCCGCAGGTCGCCCCGCCCAGATCTTCTTGGCCGGCCCGCAGTCTTCTCGCCTGAACATCGCAGACGGCGAACTGGCCGCCGCCGCTGCAGCGATCGCCTCGACAAGCGCCACCCTGTTTATCCATAGTCCCTACATCATCAACCTCTGTACGGCGCCGGCACCCGAAAACGAGGAGTTCCACACGAAGCTTCTCATCAAGAACCTCCAGTACGGCGTCACGATCGGCGCCAAGGGCGTTGTCGTCCATGTAGGGAAATCCACGAGCCAGACACTGACCGCTGCGATCGCCACCATGAGAGCCAATCTGGTCGCCTGCATGGACCATGCTACCGCTGCCTGTCCGATCCTTCTTGAGACGCCCGCCGGCCAGGGCACGGAGGTGCTGACCACGCAAGCAGCGTTCCAGGCCTTTGTAGCCGAAATCAACGATTCGCGCCTCCGTGTGTGCATCGACACCTGCCACGTCTTTGCCGCGGGCGAAGATCCGCTGACCTATCTGACAACAACGGATCGGTCTCTGACAAAGCTCATCCACTTTAACGATTCGGCGACACCCTGTGGGTCCTGTCTGGATCGCCACGCCGCGATAGGCGAAGGCCACATAGGTTTCGACAAAATGTCGGCGATCGCAGCAGCAGCAGCTGGGATTCCTATGTTAGTCGAGTAATAAAGTCGCGGATGGCCGCCAGATTTTGGTCCAGAGCCACGCCCTCCTCCGTACTCAGCCGCAGACACGGTAGGCTGGAAGAGGTCAGCCATCGCTCATGTTGGGCCTCCAGAGCCGTCAGATAGTCCGGATCAATCGCCTCTTCACCAGATCGTCCTCTCAGCGTAATTCGGTCTGCTGACGTCTGGGTACCCGTGGTCAGATAGATGACACCGCCGATCGGCAGAGATGAAGCGAAGGTATCGTACCACTGATTGTAGAGCGACCATTCGATGTCTGTCAGATCGCCGGACTCCCTCAACATCTCTGCAAATACGAACCGATCTGTTAGCACCGAGCGCTCGGTCACGACAATCTGCTTCCTTGTCGTAGCCAACGCCGCCTTCAACGATCGCAGACGTGTTAAGATTGCGCAATTCTGGAAGGTGTAAGCCCATCGCCGCTTGTCCTCATAGAAGAGCTCAAGCAGAGATTTACCGGCCGCATCTTTAAGACGCGTCCATTCGCCCACGGGCTCTACCACAACCTCCACGTCGGGCATCGCGATCCGTATCGCCTCCAACAGCGTCGATTTCCCCGCACCAATATTTCCATCCAATGATATAACTAGCATCGTACCGGCTCTGGGCCCCAGCCCAGGGTGTCAATTTTAGCATGGGTCAGTAGAGGGGATGCCGCCGAAGATCTTGTTTCCAATTAAAAGCCGACGTGCCACTCTGCACAATAGTCCCTCAGGTCGTAGGAGAAAGCGCACCTACAGAGCCTCCGCCTCGGATAAAAAGCCTCTAACAGCCTTCATTGAGCATGCTGCAACGAAGGTTCTCCGAGCCGCAGCGATCACAGCCGGCCCCGACGGTCCCTACACGTGGATTCTGAAGCAAGTCGGCGGCCCAGGAGGGGCCGGCGGCTCTGTTACTCTGGCCGCTGCCCGCACCACGACCCAGCAGGAACTCGGCACGCTCCACGTGAATCTGGACCATTACACGGGCGAAGGCGACGTCATGGCTGCGGGCGAATTCCTCAAAGCCGGCACCACCATTCTCTACAATCTCCAGTCGGGCTCTTACATGGCCCGCCTCTTTCCCAAACGGGCCCCCGATGCAGAGAACATGGCGACGCTGGAGGGCCTCAAGGTCAAGGCAGAAGCGGCTTTCACCGCGATCGGCCTGGCACCGACGTATAACAAGGCTCCTGCCTCCTCTGATCACGACGTGCTGTACGGCGGCCTCCCGATCATCGACACGATGGAGATTCTGACCACCGTCGCTGAAATGGCGGACCTCGATCGCCTTCTGTCAGTCTCCTCCGAATCCTCTTCGTCTGAATAGAGGAATGCCCTACATGTTGGTTCGTGTGCGCGGCGGCTACAAGGTCAAAAAGCGGCAGCCCGGCCCGCCCGTCTTCTTCTCACGGCACCCCTTGACCAAGGAGATGGCAGCCGCACAAATGCGGGCTCTCTATGCATCCGAGAGGCAGCGCCCGGTCTAAACATGCATGATCATTTCGGATCCATGAGATCCATTGTACGCCGTCTCTGCATCATGCACCAGATGCACGACACTCAGTGTCGCAGCCCTCTCAAACCGAACCGCCCGCCCAATCACCTGCCGCTCCAGCTCCACATTCATTCGATGGTACAGCACCACGTGGGTCGCCGCCTCGAGGTTCAGACCGGAGCCTACGTGGCGGGCGTTCATGCAGAGCACCCTGACCGTGCCCTCTTTAAAGAGTGTCCGTAGGCGTTCCACGCGAGGTGCGGACCCCTGGAGTAGCTCACACCGAATCCCCCGTGCCGATAACAGCTCACGCAACCCCTTGAATGAGGCTTCGTGTGCCGAAAACACCAGAAACCGTTGGTCCTCCGTGGATTCACTCAAGAGCTTGAGCAGAGCCGCACCCTTGGGCAACGGGGCATTTGGATCCGGCGCAGCCATCTCTTCCTGTTCGGCCGTGTCCCCAATCACCATGAGCTGTTTTACAGACGGAATGGACACGCGGCACAGAGGACAGATCGGCTTCGTTGCGATGCATTCGCACAGACACGACAGACAGAACGCCTGGCGGCAGCACGGTGTCAGTGTCGTGGTCCTTGGCGCATCATAGCAGATGGGACACAGTGCCTCTCCACTGGCTGCCCCTACCCGTACTTCTAAGGAGGCCAACTGCTCTTTGATCCTGATTAAACGCCCCTCGGCCTTTTCAATGGCCGACGCCTTGGCCGCCGCGGTGGAATACTCTATATCCCGCTTGAAGGCCAAGATCTTCTCTGCCTGAATCAGTTCGCCTCTCAAACTGGCCGATACGCGATCCACCAATGTCTCTTTGGACGCCGCTTTGAGGCCCAGTGCTGCGAGAGCAGCGGCCGTGTCTCCCGCATGCAGCGCCTCCATCGCTGCCGGCGATATAAAATCCCGCAGCATCTCGAGATTCGCCGGCGCCTTGCACAACACGGTGTCATGCACAATAACGGGCCTCAGAAGGCTGGCATCGATCCACTCATTGGCATTTCGCAACAGAAGCGCCGTAAAGCGCGGATCCCGCGAATCCGACAGATTGGTCGCCACGATGTTGGCCCGGCTCTGGACACCCTGAATCGCTCCGTCGCCCACCATCTGGCGCACTTCCGGTGGCAGTCCCTGAAGAGTGTGCGAATAAATGCCATTGGGAAACAGCACATTGAGCCACGAGCCCGTGATGAACCACAGAAAACGGGCGGACACGTCTCCAGGACGCAGCGTACAGGTGATCGTGTCGGCCTCATCAATAAAGATGCGTGACCACACGGTGCTGTAAAATACGTGACCCAGCGCCGCCATAAACTTGCGGAGCATCGTGCAGCTGATGAGCACCACGTCGGCCGTAAAGATATCCTGAAAGAATCCCTCTCTCTCTGGATCACAGTCCTTCGTGCGCTTCACAATGTAGGCCTTGAGCGATGTCTCATTCCGGATATAGCCCTCCCACTGGGGCGTGACATTGTGCGGCACTAGGAGCAGTGATGTTCGTGAATGAAAACGACGATTGGGATCAGAGCTGCACATGGCCTTCTGCAGTTCGCCGCCCGATAGATCAGACCAGTTAGAATTCCATTCCTGGACGGCCGGCATGTGCCGCAGGCCGATGATGCGCGCCGTTCCGCCCTCCTTGAGCGTCAGCTGCGCCTGGGCCACGGGTTCATCCCGTACCAACGAAAGTGCCACGAGACTCTTGCCGGCCCCTACACGATCCCCAATGACGCCGTACCGCGTCAAGAGCTGGGGCTGATCGAGCGTAATCTGACCCAACGAGGCCTTGGCCTCCAGGCCCCTCGCCGCAAATAACAGTGACAGCTGATGCGGCCGCAACGCCGTCTTGATATGGGCCGGCTGCTCGGCCTGCGGCGATTGTTCTGTGAGCTGACCCGACACGGCACCGACGATATAGGACCGAATATCTTCACGCCAGGAATTCATGCTACTTTCTGCCAGAACAACGACGGCCGATGTTTAGACTGCCAAACGCCGGGCTAAACACGAGGGCCAAAGAACGCATCAGATGTCACAACCTTTCGTGTCAGTTCTTACACCGACCTACAATCGCCGCCGCTTCCTTCCCGCGGCCATCGCCTGCTTCAAGGCGCAGACCTATCCCAAGGATCGCATCGAATGGATCGTGCTGGATGATGGAACCGACAAGGTGGGCGATCTGTTTGATCCTGCCAATACGGGTCTCACAAATGTGCGGTATATCCAGGTGCCCGATGGCAAGAAGCTGCCGATCGGCGCCAAGCGCAACCAGCTGAATGAGCTGGCGACCGGTGAGATCGTGGTGTGTTGGGATGACGACGATTATTATCCGCCGGATCGTATCCGCAAATCCGTCTATAAGCTGCGATCGGTCCCAGGCCGGCGCGTGCCCGTTGTGGGCTGTAGCCGTCTCAACATGTATTACAGTGACCGCGATGAGATCTGGTCCATCGGTCCCTATCATCAGAACCACTGCACGAACGGCACGATGGCCTACTGGCGAACCTATTTTGGCCCGAACCGGTACGACGATTTAGCCGAAAAGGCGGAGGAAAAGCTATTTCTAAAGGGATTTACAACGCCGATTCTTCAGCTGAACACGGAAGAAACGATGTTGGTGATCTGTCATGCCGATAATACATTTGACAAGCGGAAGCTGTTGGACCAAGGAAATCCGCTCCTCGTCAAGACAAATCTTAAGATGAAGACGCTAGTGGCGGACAAGGGAGCACGGGCATTCTATGCTTCGTTAGCCGCCGATTACAAGAAATTGGATGCGTCAGGGACTATTATTCATACTGCGGTGTAACATATACGCCACTATACTGCGCATCTTGGGCCATATTACCTGGGGTTAAATACGCTGACCGATTATCGCTCTCCTCTTGAGTTTTACCGCGCAATTCACCTATGTTTTTAAAATTAGATTTAATAATTTTGCCATTCTTAAACGTATATGTATCAACTTCATTTTCAGTAGTTTTATTAGTAAGAATACCTAATATATCGTTGCCCCACCAATAAATCAATCCATCATTTAGTTCTGGCGGCACAGGAGGAGCAGGAGCAGCAGGAGCAGCAGGAGGAGAAGGAACAGGCTCCACCTTCTTTCTCCTTTTCAGTGGTATTGATCCCTTGTGACCGTATAATTGCTGTCCAATCGCTTCTAGCGCATACATTGCCGAATCCCATTCATCACCCAGAGTACCGGCATCAATCGTCGCCGTCGTAAAGGCCTCATTTACAATGCCAGGAATAATATAGGAACCATTATATTCCGCTACGGGATTCGGTAGAGTCGCAGGGTCCGCCAAGATCTGGTCCAGCGATTCTTCAATTTTGACCTTATTAAACGTCATGACAAATGGACCGATCATCAACAGTAGAAATTTAAAGAATGATGCAAAAAAGCCCGTAGGTTCCGGCACACCCTCATTATAATCGTACAAAGGAAAGAGTCCAAAATAGTGGGTTCGTTGCCACACGATCCGTGTAAATAATAATAAAAAATTAGGGATCAGTGCCGACAATGACGCGAATATATTTAAAGGCGATACGAATGCTAATATCAAGAACGTAATTATAAATACACCGCCCGAATACATTAGAATCAAGAAACGGAGCCACGGACTATGATAGGAAAACGTGTTCATGAGAAATGATGCCGGCAATGTTATCAGCGTTAAAACAATCATGAGAATGAAGCCTATTACCAGGCCCACCCAGACTGCTGTTACTAGCATATGAGTATTTGCATCTGAAAATACCGACCCCGTTGTATCCACCATACTGTCCCCTACTCATGAGATCGTTTTAACACGGTGAGTTTGGCCGGAGACAAAAAGGTGAGTGGCAGCGGCTGCGACCCATCAGTCAGTACGATGGACTCACCCAAGACAAGTGACACCAAAGCCCCCATTCTGAGCAATGACGAGATCCTGGCCATCGTCGCCGCGGCCAGGCCGGCTCTCATCTACTTTGCAGTCGGTCCCGCCCACAACCCGCAGCAGCAATATCCGCCCTTCATGGCGGATCTCGAGGGCCCGCATGTGTGCATCTACATGGATCCGTACATGGAGGAGTGTCCGGCAGTTTATGCGGATTTGCCCTCAGCGACTGGCCAGGCGGTCGTTCGTCGCGGCCACATCACCTACATCACTGTCCGGCGCTACTATGAATGGCTGCCCAACCACGAGTCCGACCGGCGGTTTCTGTTGGATCTGTGTCGGCTTACACTGGAGACGCCGGATTGCCGCATGATAGCCCAATCCTTTACGGGCCAGGACATTCGCTACCAGTATCCGCTGGGCCACTTCGGCCCCGCCCTCCTTGATCGCGTTCTCTTCGATTTCACCTACAAGGATGGCGGCTGCTTCGTCGATTTCTCTGAAGTGAAACTTCTGCTGAAGCGCGACGGCTCCTTTGTACAGCCCCACTATTATCCCTTTACAGCGATCAGAGGCTACGTGACGCCCAAGCTTCTGGCCTATCATATCAAGAGCCGTTGTGAGTCCGTGAGCACCTACATCAAGCGCTTCTATCGCATCCTGAAGGGCCAGGAACCGGAGCGTGATTGGTGCTCGGCTGCAGTGGTCCGTCGCCATGTGGTCCCTCTGCAGACCATCTACGGACTGCCTTCTGGGATTGATGCGTCGAACCTAGAGCAACTGTTGCGAATCTTTCTGTTCGATCTCTGCGCGACCTCTAATAGCTTTATGACGGAGGAAGAGGCGACGGACCTGATTGAGAGATCGGAGCGGGACTATGAATCGAGTCTGTTGATGCTGAAGGATCTCATGGCGGCCTAAAAACCGCGCGCTCCAATAGAATGGCACTGAGCAAGCAGACACTATATCTGGCCAAAGTGATGTATTGGATCATTTTGACCTGCGCCCATCTTTATGTTTGCTACATTCTGTTCGTTACGAACAGGGCGATTGCGGGTATCATGTGGCTGATTCTTGGGTTTATGCTGATTGCCATTTTGTATCCGGTATATTTTCCGCCGGGGAATCCCGGATCGCAGTGGCCGCCCTATATTACGGCCTGCCCCGATTATCTGACACTGTTATCGCCGACCGCGTGTGTGGATTTCAGTGGGCTCAACTCACCCCGCCTCAAGCCGTCGTCGCCGGCCAACCCGCCCATTCCAGGGCAGAGCGACTATAATTCGTTTGTGTTTAATCCGCAGACGAACAATCCGGCCCAGAGTGCAACCAGCTACGGTTTGACGTGGGAAGGAATCACGTAGTGATTCCTACGTGCGGGGCTCTGCCCCGCCTGAAGGTATCCGTAGTTATAAGCGCTGTAACCAGCCCGAAGGAATCACCATTACCTGAAGGGTAATGCCGACTTGCTCTGGCTCAGCCTGAACCCATCACTCCAACTCCTGATCGGTCCATTCATAATACAAGTCCTCCTCATCCCAGCAACACCAGCAGCAGCAATCATAGAATACTCCCCACATCCACCTCTAATCTAAAACGACCCGCTTCTTAAAGCACTAATGGCCACCTCCCCGCTGATTCACCGAGAGCACTACGATGCCCTCGTTGAATGGGCCTCCAAACCCGCACCCCGATCGCCCTGCGTCGTCTTTTTGTATGGCCCGCCCGGTGTCGGCAAGACCACTCTGGCCCACCGCGCGATCCAGGCCGCCGGCCTCAGGCCCGTGGAATGCAACGCCAGTCAGTTCCGTCACAAGGCCGCCATGTCGGAACTGATTGAACCCCTTCTGAATTCCGCCAATATCAGCGATTTTTTCCGACCCGAGGGCCATCGGGCGATGGGCGTGATTCTCGACGAAATCGATGGCATGTCCGCCGGCGACCGCGGAGGGCTCACAGAGCTCGTCCGCATTCTCAAGGATTACAAGGGGCCCAATGCAATCATCTGTATTTCGAATGAATGGCAGGAGAAGCGCTACCAGCCGCTAATACGCATAAGCCTTTGCCGACAGATCAGCCCACCGCCCGCAACTGTCTGTGCAGCCTGGATGGGTCGCGGAGTTGCAGAGGTCGAGCCGCTGTGGGCCCGCCACCACGGGGATCTCCGCAAGCTTCTCCAGTGGTCCGAGGGAGCCGGGTCCGAGTCCGACACCACGAACGACATTACCCGCGCCATGACGGTCCAGGATCTCGTGATGCGCCTCCTCGAAGGCCGCCTCGACGTCCAGGAGGATCTCCACCTCGATAACAATGACCTCAATCTGGCGGGCCTGCATCTGCACGAAACCCTGCCCGACTGGATCCGCGAACACTACGGCGCCGGAGTCGCCTCCTGGGCCCTTTATAGCGACTGTCTGTCCTCCATTGCCACGAGCGACCGCCAGGACTACTATACCTTCTTCCACCAACACTGGAGCCTCTTTCCGCTCTCTTTCCAGTCGAAGCTGCAGGCCGTGAATCACCGGCTGTTCGTTGCTCAAAAACCGCCGAAGCTGGTCGCCCCGAGCCCCGGTGGGCGCGGCTGGAAGTTCCAATATACGGCCGTTCTGGCCCGCCAATCCTGGCTCTTCAACCAGTTCAAATATCTCTGCGAACTCCGCGATGTGCTTGAGGGATCGGTCGCTCGTGATGGAGGTCTAGAGATGGCACTCTGGATTGCATCACTGTTGGGCGGTTCAGAAACTGTGCTTCTGAGCGCAGGTCCGCTTCTCGATAAAACGTCCGTTGTAGCCAAGGATCGCGCTCAGCGCTGGCTCAAGACGCTGGCCGTTCCCTCTATACCGCCGTGCCCCATCGGCAAGACGGCAAAAACACCTCGAACACCCTTGTCGCCGCTTACAAATTCGTTTTAATCAGCTTCCCATCAATGGAGCCGAGTCCCGTGCAGTTATCGAAGCCCGCTCCAGCAACATAGGAGGATCCTGTACCAGATCCCCGGACCGAGTTCGTGCCCCTGACAATGTCGTGAAAGCAGGTCTTGGGAATCGTATAGAGGCGCGTATTTAAAAACGGGGCGCCGGGTCCCAGGCACGCGGCAAACGCGGCCATCGCCGGCGACACCACACTGGTTCCCCCATACGCGACGGGAACCCCATTAAAGAACAGATAGAATCCCGTGTTAGGATCAGCATTGAGCGCAATGTCGGGCAACGCTCTGCGTCTCTGTTTGAGAGCCGACTGGTAGCTAGGAGCAGAAAAGGCGGCCGAGACGCCGCCGCCGCCATTCGTCCATGCAACCTCCTGTGTTGAAGGAGAATACAAGCCGCCAGGGCACACCAGTGTAGTTCCGCCGCAGGCGATCACATTGGGCGATGATGCGGGAAAATCCACATTCAGGCCGATCTCACCGTCGCTAGAACCGCCATCTCCTGATGCGCAAAAGATATTGATTCCCTTACTAACGGCACTAGCAAAGGCCGCATTATACTGCATCAGGTAGTTTGCAGTAAAGGCCTTTTCAGGCGCCCCCCAGGAACACGAGATGATCGTGGGTGAATAGGTCGATGAACCCACACGGATGGATCCGGCGATAGCCACCTTAAATGCATTCAAAAATCCCTGGTATGAGTTGGGAGCCAATAGCAACAGAATTGTGGCCACGGGTACTATCCTACTAGCAGAAAACGGAATGGCCCCGCCGATCATAGCGACATCAATCGTGTTCTCGGCGGAGGCCCCGCCATCATTCGCATCAAATTGATTAGTGGCTCCATTGATGGGCACCACGAGCACTCGGGCCTGGACCGCAGCAGGAATAGACAGTGAGGACCAGTACGCCTGCACATCGGTGCTCTTGAGACCGCCGCCGAGCGATATGACAGCGATCACGGGGCCTGCAGAGGAAGCAGCCGGTGTCGGAAAATTGTAAATCTTGGCATAATCGGCCGCGGTGTAAAAGATATTGCGGTCGGTCTTGATCACTGCCGTAGTCAGATAGGGTCGCATTCTAGCTTGGGCCCAGACATTAATCCTCCTCTGATGACTCGGATTCAGAATCCGATTCCTCAAAGATCAGACCATGGGACTCGTTGAATTGTTCGCACACGATGTCCAGACGGACCACGGAATCCGCTTCCTCATCGGCGTACTTGTAGAAGAGAACGCCGACCGCGCCTGTTGCCTGCATCTCAAGCCAATCGGTCACTGCCTTTTTCTCCTCCGAAAAGACAATGATATCGACCGAGTCCCCGTTCATTTCACAGGCGATCTTACAGGAGTAGCCGACGAGCCGGCCAATAAACGCTTTGAGCTCGCCCTTGAGCGTCTCTGAGACTTCTTCATTCGCGGCAGCGGCGACGGCAGTCGTGTAGAATTCACTTGACATGTCTGCCTTTACAGGGGCCGCCGACTTTAACCCATACCAAGTAGAATGGTCAGGAAAACCAGAAAAACCAGGAAAACCAGCAAAACCAGAAAAACCAGCAAAACCAATCCATTCAAACCGCTCACCATTGCTGCGCTCAAAGTAGGCCGACCAATCAAGGTCTGGGAGCGCCAGGCCTTTGTCGCATTGCCCCCTACATCCATTCGCGATTTCGATGTCCATTACACTTTTACACCGACAGCCAAGCCCTCCAACCACCGAATTCCAGGCACCTTCAAATTGGCCAACATTGCAGGATGGACCGGCCTGAGTGTCAGTCGCAGCGGTCTTGTCAGCTCCAATCTGGACAACACGGAGGCCTACATAAAAATTTGATGGCCTAGCTTACGTAGTAAGCCCATACTAAGACCAGCGAAATGACAAACGCTGTTCCTACTATGATCTCTGAGCTCACCATTCTCAAGTACGTTAGCGCGGCTGAACCCGCGGGCCGTTTCAAGGTGGCCAGCTACCAAAAGGCCATCCAGCGTCTCAAGACCCTCGGTCCCATCACCTGTGAGGCCGATATTCCTGATGGATTCGGCGCCGAGGTCCGCAAGAAGCTCATCAAGATCCTTAACGAAGGAAGCCTGGACATTCCCGCCGCTCTGAGAGTCAAAGGCGCAGCCCTCAGCATCTTTATGAACATCTACGGCATCGGACCGAAGAAGGCTGAGGATCTCTTCGCAGAGGGCTACACGACGCTGGCGGAGCTCAAGGCAGCAGCGGCAGCGGATCCAAAGCTTCTCAACAAGAACCAGCGCATAGGTGTCGCGTATTACGAACAGCTTCTCGAACGCATCCCCCGGGCCGAAATGGACCAACATGCCGCCCTTCTCATGGCCGCGAAGCCAAAGGCGCTGGAGGGCGTCATCGTCGGTTCCTATCGCCGCGGCGCCGCAAACAGCGGAGACATCGACATGTTGGTTCGCACGGCCTCTGCTGAGATCGATGCCGCCGCCTCTTTGACCGCCTTTGTCGCCTCTCTGAAGGCCAGTGGCTATATCAAGGAGGTGTTGGCCCACGGGGATCATAAGTGCATGGCGATCTGTCAGCTTCCTGGTGCCATCGCTAGGCGCCTGGATCTCCTCGTCACACCACCGGCCGAGTTTCCCTTTGCCGTCCATTACTTTACGGGCTGCGACACCTTCAACGTGGCGGTCCGCAGCCACGCGCTCACGAAGGGTTACACGCTGAACGAACATGGGCTCGTCCGTGTCAGCAGCGGTAAGGCAATCGAGGGCATCAAGGTGGAGAAGGATATCTTTACGGTGCTCAAGCTGGCCTGGAAGGAGCCGACGGAGAGGACGGGACCGGATGCGGTTGTCGCTTTGTAAGGGCAAAGGGGCCAAAAGGAGCCGCGTCCTTTTTGGTTTCATCGCATGCAAGCCGGCGTATAGTCCCTGAAGGGACCCGGGCCCGGTGGCGGAATCCACGGCGGAGTCTCGCGCAGAAAGGTCGCCCTCTCCGCATCCACCTTGGCCTTGTAGGCCGGCGGACAGGGACCAGTGCCTGCGAAGTAGAGCCGCAACGCCTCATAGTAGGCATCGCTGTCGTGAATCTTGCGAACAAACGCGTGATCCGGCACAACCTTCTTCTGCACCCCCGCGATTGCCTCTTCGAGCGCCGCGATGTACTCTCTCTGCGCGGTCACATGCGACGGCTCCTTGGCCTTCGCGGCCCCCGCCCACTTCCACGCCGAGCTCTTGAGTCCCTCGAGCTTTTCAGCCAGAACGATGTGTGCAGCGGCCAAGTCATCCTGGAGCAGAGCGATGCTGCCCTCTGCCTTGGCGATCCGCCGATAGAAGATGAACAGACGCTCCTCCTTGAGGCCTGGCAGCTTATCCATGATGGCACTGCTCTTGGCTTTCAAGTCGGCCGCAGCGGCTTTCTCCTCGGGCGTCTTGGCTTTTTCATCCGCAGCGATGCTTCTCATGCTGAGAACAAACGCCTCCACGTATTTCGCGAGAATCTCGGGTCCTTGCATTCTTAAGTTTAGCTGAGTCTTTTCAGCTATTCCTAAACAAATGCTGTTGGGGGCAGCAACGCCAGTCACCTTTTTTTGTAGCCAAAAAGGGGTGACCGCTAGGTCGCGGGACAGGCTCCATCCGTTTCCGGAGGGGAGATATTAACAGTATCGGGTGGGTTGCTGTATGGAGCCTTTAGTAAGAATTGTGATTGCTGCGTGGATTCTTTGCAGAATCCGGTACAGGTTCCTCCTCTCACCTGTTGCCAGATGAGAGGAAGTTTAGATCGAATTATCTGGGATAATTGCTGTGAGGAACCTTGTTATAAGATTTGTGGGCTGCTGTATGCACTCTTCGCAGAGTGCGATCAGGTTCCTTGGTTGTCAGAGTGAAAGTCTGAGTACAAGGTGTTGCTGTGAGGAACCTATTGAGCCGACACCGGGATCTGGCGTCCTGTCACCTTTGCCGGAGAAAGCTGCAAACTTTTTTGAACGCGCCTACTCCGCCTTCTTCGCTGCTGCAGCAGCAGCAGAGCGGATCGCATCGCGCACGCGATCGTACTGGGGATCGTCGAGCTCCACTCTGAGTGTTTCCAGCGGTGTCATGGCGCGCGGCCCCTCCCGCTGGAGCACGCGGAACTGTGTCGGCGACCACCCACTCAGCAGACTGACACCCGGTGTATCAGCAGTCGCATGGAAGTCCGTGGGATTCGCCGCCAAGTTCCAGATGACGATTTGGGGAGGTGTCAGACCCTGTCCTGGTCCATGCATATCCTCTCCTGCACGCCGGAAGGACTCCTTGATCATATCCAGATGCGTCTGCCACCCAGCCATCTTGACGTGATGGCGGTAGGTTGCCCCCGTATAGGCCGAAGCACCGTTGGAAGCACAGGCCTGGTCCCAGTTCATGTCGGTCAGCACGAGAAGATACTTGGGCTCGTCTCCAGGACGGCAACGAGACGTCTTGAGATCCTTGAGTACGAGCTCCATCGCCGCCTGGAAATCCGTGCTAGTGCCCTGACTGATCCTGTTATGAATCGAGTCCAGACAGGCAAAGAGATCGGCCGAGGGGAACGTGTGCCAGGTCGGCGTGGAATCAAAGGTCATGAGCCGGCCCTGGAACGGCGCCTTGCAGACCGTGGCTCCTAGAATGCCGAGGGCCATCGAGACCCAGTAGGGCGTATCGCCCTGGGTCCCCGTCTGCATGGAGCCGCTGAAGTCGGCCATGACGATGCAATCGCTCAGAGCCCCGGCATCGCCAATCATGGCCGACCAGACCGCCTTGAGCTGATCTTTCTCTGGCTCTGTCAGCTCTGCTGACCGAGCTTTCTTCACAACCTCATGGGGAAAGACCGTCTTGGAGCCATGGACCGTCGCTTTACCGGCGGCGGCAGCCGCAAAGTGTGCCTTAAAGTGTTCCGCACAGGCAATTCTGTCGGCATCCTCTGGGCACCTAACATCATCCTTGTCTTTGATATTCAGGAATGCCTTGGCGTACAGCTTGCCGGCGCGGCCTGGAACGGTAGCCGGCTTAATCGCAGCCCAGGAGTGACCGCACATGTGGGTCTCCACCGTATCGAGGCGCCGATTGAGGGCCGCCACGAGCTGTCTATACTGCTTCCGTGCATCAGGCCGGCCAGGAAACAGCTTGCCGGCCAAGGTCGCAGCCATCTCATCTCCTGCACGATGTTCCCGCGGCGCCCACTTGCCCAGCAGACTGATGGACTCTCCCGGTGGCGTCAAAGAGTCCCGTGCGAGCTGCACCGCGGCCAAATCGAGAATCCGATCGTGAAGAGTTACAGATTTCGCGGCAATCGCAAACATATCCCGCCACGATCCATACTCGGGCACCAGAGGCAGAAGCTCCAAGGTGATAAGCGGCTCCACCTCGGACAAAGCCGCCAGCAGCTCATAGAAGATGGCCCGTTCGCCCTTGCCGCCCCGCACATTCCGACTGTGAAAGGCCAACACAAAGGCATCCTCTTTCTCGGTTGCCGCGACCTTCTGGATCAGCCGGCGAAGATCCGAAGGATCTGCACCGCGAACCAGGCGGACCGACAGATCCACCCGTGTGTCACCTGTTCCACTATACACATCCGAACCCTTTGCACTGACTGTCGCTGTTGCTGCCATCGTACAAAACGATAGCGGTCAGAGGCCAGATGTCAAGTTTGGTTACCACTTAGGCAGATCCGCAGAATCAATTGTATGCCCTACCTTGCCGTCTGTATATTCCGTGAATCGGAGAACAGCCATCACTATCATTATATCGCCTTCTCACCGGAAGAGGCGTCAAGATCGAGGGACCTGATACGCCGTGATATCTTTTATCAAATCGGCTTCCAGCTATCCCATCCAACTAATAAAAACACGCTAGAGGGCTACTTGGAAGAATATATTGAACGGGATCCATCACTGCCGTTAGCCGACCGCCGAGATGCCATCCGCTGTCTTGTTAAGGCGGATCACACACTGAACACCTCCTATGAGGCAGTCTCTATCAATGGCACTTACACTGTAAGCTCCGATGAGGGCCAGTGGCAGACAATTCCCCACTTCTATGTGCAGCCGAATCTGAATTTTGAGGCGGACAGTGACTCGGATGGTGACAGCGATGATAGCTAAAAATGATGGCCTGCTGCGAGGCAACGGCCCAAGTACGATGTTAGTCCGTAGAACACAGGTTAGTCCAATTGGTTCTCGACCAGTCCAACCATCCTTCACCAAGACCTATCTGCTCTACGGTGTCAAGAACCGACGGGATGCCATCATCGCTCTGGTCCAACAGCAACATGGTGTCGAGCCCTTCGTGGGTCCCTTTGTCGCCCACATGAAAGAGGTGGGGAAGAAGGCGCTGGACGCTTTCAGCAAAATCACAATGCATCTGTTGGAATACAATATCCATCTGACATTTGTGACATCGAACTTTGTTCCATCGGAGTTTGACTATACGATCGAGGCGCTGGCAGCGGAGCCGGACTTTCGCATCAAACGCGCCAGAACCTTCTTGGAGTGGCTTACTGGACCTTCACCGCGATAAAAAGTTGATCGGTCACTGATTTGCAGCAGTAAGCTGCAACGATTCGTTCAAGACCAGCGAATCCTTACAAAATGAACCAGCTCCAGCAAGCCATCGATACCGCGAATGTCCGTGCCATTGCCAATCTTACCTACAAATGGCCCGAGCTCTTGACTCAGAAGAACGCCAAGGGCGAGACACCGTTGCAGGCGTACCGAAACAGCGGAGGGCGCAACCAGGGAATCCTCTGGAACCTGGTGCCGGCCTTTGATCCGGATTGGGTCCGACCGGCGTGGTACGGTTTTCCTGGCGCCTGGAACAACGCCTTCTGGTAGCCTACGGAACCAAAAGACCTCCCGTCTTTTGGCTTACGGACGGAAGCAGGCTTTCTTACGGAAGGAAGCAGGCCTCCTGTCGGACGCCGCCCAGGAAGGCGTAGTGGCGTTTCCGAATCCTCCGTATCTCATCGAGCAGCGCAGGATTCTCCTTGCAGTCGTCCTGACACCGATCGAGTGCCTCTCTGAGCGCCCGCCGGAGCCTTGGAAAGTGGGCGACCATGCGGCTGCCAAGTGCCGTTCCGTGATCCACCATGACGGCACGAAAGACGCGGTCCGTGGCCTGGACGCGCTCCATGGACATATAGGGATAGAGATCCACGGTAGCAAGCAGGCTTGCGACCATGCTGACATACGCACTCTGCTCTGTCAGAGTAGGGGCATCCTCCATGTAGCCAATGGAGGACTTCGCGGCGAGACGTGTAGATCGGCGATTGCTCATTCTTGCTTAAGATAACTACGTCTTTGTAGTTTTCCTGCTGGTTGCAGGGTTGTACCTTGCAGCCGTCACTTTTTTTACACCAGAGTGACCGGTGCAAAAAGTTGATAGGGCACTGGCTCTTGATGGTAGCCATCAAGGAACCTGAAAAGACTCAGGAACCAACATGTACGAACGTCTCACTCTCAACAGCGTCAAGCGGCAGCTGGGTCTGCCTGTCTTTTACAGACGGCGACCTCTAGGACCACAACAGAAGGCAGCCAAGGCCACGTACGGCCGCGCCTCTTGTGGGCACTGCGGCTACGATTACACGCAGATTGCCGGCATGGACTCCACGAATCCAGCGGAGCCGTGGATCGAGGCCTATAGCTGTCGCGTCCGTCGGCCCTGCAAGCACTGCAGCATTCGCTTCCAGAATGATTTGGCAACGCGCCAGCATTACGACGCACTCCTCTATGAGCTGCGCCTTGATGCCGAGAGCCGCGACATCTCCTTCTGCTGCGACTCACCCTAGTAAAAAGTTGATTAGGGCCCTGTGCCACCCCCTTTTGATTAGGGATCGTGAAAGAAACGAACCCATATCAAGATGAAGATGACATTGAAGGAAGCGGAGGAGATCTTGGACAGTCTGACACCGGCCTACCTTTGCTCACTGACGGCGGCTGAGATGGCGACGGTCCATGAAAAGTACCGGGCGGCAACGCTCCGGCGCTATGGAGTCGAGCGCACGGAGCTCCGTATGAGCCCCTGCATGGTCTGTAACCGTGGGACGTGCCGTTGCAGCACCATCGCTGCGACTCTGATAGCAAAATACGGGGCGTGTAAGTGCGGCTCCTGCGGGCACTCTTACACGGCTATCGTGCAGTACCCGCTGATTCCGAAGCCGACGGATGTGCGGATCGATGTGGGTACGATCCGTGATGCCGAGGGACACGTGTATCGCCGCAGAGGCTCTTGGTGGGCCCGTGAGCTTTGTCCGGATTGTTCGCCGGTCTATGCTGAGGAGATTGAGGAGTACGTCGATGCGATCGAGGAAGAGGAGAGAGAAGCTAGGCGGCCGAAGTTCTATGAATAGAGCCTTGGGGGGCCAAAAGAGAGGCGTCTCTTTTGGTCCCGTAGGCTCCTAGACCCAGTTGTTGGCATCATAGAGCTCCAGGAAACCGATCGCGAACTTCACATGTCTCGACGGAGGAATGGCGAGGCGCTCAAGCACGCGGTCGAGAACCGCCATAACGCGTTGGAGCTCTGTCTTGGGTTCTGGTGCTAGTTCTGGCACGGGCTCTGGCTCTGGAGAACCCATAGGGATTCCCGCAATCACGGGTAGCCCCATAGGCACGGGTAGCTCCGCGGTCACGGGTAGCTCCGC